TCACAAGAGTGGCTTCGCCGGCTTGCCACCTATCACCTCATGATACCTCTCTTTTATCGCAGCCTGCAGCAATGGCACCTCCGCCATTTTCAGCTGACCGGGCAAACCTAAACCGCGATACCTCTCCAGCAGTTTGTCAGTCTCACCGATCAGCATCAGCATCCACGTCGCCAATTCAAGCTGCCGGTCATCGGCGGGGAACAGGTCGCCGCTCAGTGGCTCAACGCCACGGAAAGAGGCCACGATCCGCGAGCCCTGGCCGAGCGTTAGTGTCTTGCTCTGGCCCAGGTGGTCGAACGCGGCGGCGGCGCGCTCCAGAATCTCTTCGGGTGGCATGTTGGAATCCGGTTGTGGCCAGATTCCAGCATAGCTACTGCACTGCGGCTTGCTGCTTCACCCAATCCTGCAACCCGTCGAGTTTGTCGGCCGTGCGCCGGCACACCTCGTAGTTGCCGATGACCGTTTGCAGTGCGTCGTTCTCGTTCGCGCCTTCATTCAGCATTTGCAGCTGCTCCGGAGGCGTCATGAGCTGAGCCGGAGGTGTCGGGAAGCTGGCCGATGGCGGCTGCATTGTGGAGCTGCACCCAGCCAGCAGGCAGAGTGCAGTTAGCAGGGTGGGTTTCAACATACTTGGTGACCTCTTTGTTGATGGCCCGGTAGACGATTTGAGTTTGCTGGGCGGTGGCGGTGGCCGAAGCGTCTACTTTGGCGCTGACAGCATCCTGTTTCGCCTTGGTGGCCAGCTCAGCCTGAGCCTGTTTTACCTGTACCTGGGCTGTGTCGCGCTCGGCCAGCACCTGGCGGTAGTGCCAACCGGCGCCAACTAAAGCGGTAGCCAGCGCCAGGGTGGCGAACAACTGCCAGTTCTTCAAAATCCAAATCATCATTGACCTCCTTGCGTCGGAGATGACGTGTCGGTCTTCGCCTTCAGTGCCACACCGGCGCACAACACGGTGAATCCTGTTAGCATGCCGCCTAGTCCAGTTGCAAATGCCACATAGTCCAGAGTCCCTGTTTTAATCACCGTGTGCACGGTGCCCCAGATGAACGTGGGAATGCCGCTGCCAGCCAGGGCCGCGCCGGAGACACGGAATGGGCAATAGCTGGAGCCGTCGTTCTCAGTCAGGCAATCCTTGATGCACTTTGTTAGAGCGGTCAGCAGCATCACGCAGCCTCCTTTTGACCTGTAGTCGCATGCACTTGCAGCATCTCATCGGCTGCGAACACGAAGCCGGGAACGCGCGGGAAGGCCTGGAAGATGAACACAGGGAAGGTAAGCGCATGGATGCCGTGGTTCTTGTGGCGGTGGAATTTGCTGTGCAGCACCAGCATGTTCTGCATGCTGTCGACGAAGGTCTCGGGCTTAGCCGGGTCGAAGGCGCGCCAATCAAAGCCGCGGACCTCGGCCAGCTTGCACAGAGCCCACAACAGCGAATCCTTGGCAGCGAAGGTATCGCCGGTCGGCTGGTCGGTGTCCAGATCCAGCACCGGTAGCTGCGCAATCTCGCCAGTGGCCACACCCTTGACCACGCGCCAGTCGACGCCACCGGTGAACGCCCACTCGATGGCCAGGTGGTGATATTCGGCGCCTTCGGTATGGCCACTGATCGCGCATGGCATCCGGTTGGCGTGGCCGGCCTTCTTCGTCGCCCTGAACGTCGCCGACTCGGTGCGCGGCGGATGATCTGGGTAGAACACATCCTCGCTCATGGTGTCGGTGTGCTCGTGCTCATTGGCCGGCGATGCGATGCGATTGGCAAGGTCGATCATGCGCTGGTGCTGGGGCGATACTGCCGGCATCGTCTGCATGGTATCGCCGACGCATCGGCTGCATGCTTTTTCGATGTCTAGCCCGTGTCGGCATTTTTCCATGTGCTGCTCCAGAAATAACGGCGCCCGCGCGGCGGGCATTTAGTATCGATTGGGTTTAGGAGGGGATGGCGCGCAGCGCTGCGGCGTACAACGCTTTGCGCTCGGCAAGGCCATTAGTGCCGCCGTTCACGCGCCGCGCCACTGCGGTCATATCGCCGGCGTCGGCCAGCTGGTTGCAGCCGTTGGAATCCCACCAGTGGGCAGCGGAATTCGCAGCGTTTGCCGGCTGCTCCAACAACTCTGGGCGGCTGGTCAGATCAAGGCCAAGAGCAACACCGGCCGCGGTATAGCCGTTCTTGCCGGTGATCTGTATCAGCCCACGCCCACGGTATCGCCAGCCGTCGCCGCTGGCCGGTGCACCGTTGCCCATCCTGTTGCAGTAGACGATGTTTGCGATGACCTGCGGCTGGCGAGCAGCGGCAGCCGCAGTGACAGCAGTGAACCGCTTCGGCCATGTCGCCAACAGGCCTGCCGCCGAGTAGTTGAGGTTTTCCGCCACCGCGGACAGCGCAGCGCTCTCAACCCCGATGGTGGCCAGGAACGCCGCCACGCGTGCCCGGGTGTTGATCTGGAACTTGTCGCAGGCTGCTTGTAGGTGCGGCAGCCACGCGGCGGCACGCGCGGAAGTTGCGCCAGTACCGGCGGCGATGATTGCGGTTGTCAGCTGCATGTCAGCCTCCTAAAAATACAAATCCCGGAGCATGGCCGGGACGGGTAGTTGTTGTGATGAAGCAATTAGCCTGGTGGCGGTACACCGTAGTGGGCGGCGATGCCGCCGATGACCGCGGCGAGAGCAAGTTCCAGCAGCTTGAACAACACCTTTTTTGCGTCTTGGCCCTGCTCCGTCTGGCGCTCAACGATGGCTGCGGCCAGGGCGTCATGTTTATTCCACAGGGTGGCAATGCTGTCCTTGTGTGCTGCAACATCCTTCTCAAGCAGACTGATTCGCTCATTGCTCTCGACGAGCTTCTCGTAGCTCTCAGCCATCCGCCTGATGTCATCTGCCATCTGTACAGAGGTGCGTTGAAAGCCCTGGAAGCGCTCATCAAGCCGGGCGACGGTGACTTCTAGCGGTTCTGCGGCCGGGTGCGGCATGGTGCGCCTTTCTCGTAGGCATAAAAAATCCCGCGCGTTGCGGGCATGTAAATGAGAAGTGCCGCGAAATGCGGCTCTATCTGGTATTTTGAAGTTTGCAGTGAATTTTGATCATGAGCATGCAGAACAGTTGTAATCCTGCAAAACAAGATCTGCAATTAGCTGATGGCCAGATGATGATGGGTGCTGATAATCTGCCCAAAGAGAATCAAACTGAGAAGATGTGTAAATAAAATATACATCCTCGAATCTAAGATATGCATCGACAATTGGCGTGCTTGTTGCCTTTGACACCGACCGCAACGCATCTAGATATGCTGGAAATGCATTTATGTATGGAGTTGATCTGACAAGGTTCGGCGTTATTATTGTTGGTCTGCAGTTAGCATTTTTTGCCATCTGAACCATTGATGTGATATTGTTTTTGAAGTCAGATGTGGATATGTTATAGTAAACGTCGTTTATTCCAAACATAATGCATACCGCATCCGGCGAGTGGGACAATACATCAGACTGAAATCTTGCCAATCCTTGAGATGATGTATTGCCAGGTACGCCAGTATTTATTATGCTAGAAAATCCACGTGCATTCCCAATTTTTTGAGCAAAAGTGTCGGACTGAGTAACCCCAGTCCTGACACCATATGTGACAGAGTCGCCATGGAAAACAATTGATGACATGATTATGCAACTCTAATCACTATTTCTGCACGGCCATCTTCGAGTATTTTATTAACTCTCCCGACTGCGATCCGATATTGGTCAAATGTGATAGACTGATTTGGAACTGGAATTCCAACGATTGATCCGCCTTGGCCAGTTGATGGAACAACCCAATCCCCAACACTGGCACCAGTTACGTTTACTGGAACTTTTCCGGCGTATGCAATGCGATCAACTGTTGACCTGACAGACTCGTACTTTTGCATCCATTCAGTCATGGAATTTTCATACTCTTGCACAAGGTCAGATGGTGCATCGTCGCCTGGTTGTGTTGGCTTTTTGCCGATCTGCTCTTCCGTGCCCCAGGTGTCGCCACCAACATATGACGGTGATGTTGATTTGACACCGAACCTGATAGCCTCAGAAAATTTATCAACCAGCATACCGTTTGCGTTAAACCCAACTACATCGCCCTTTAAAATTACTCCGCAAGAAGCAGATTTTTTTTCATATTCCGCATAGTCAGCGCCACTTGTATTGACTGTACCACCGGCATTGATTGAGCGATTGGTTGATGAGTTTTTCTCTACATAAACACATGCTGCGGCCGCATTAGAAGATGCCGTTGTACCGCCGGCAGACTCAGTGACCGCCATAATCTGGGTGCCGCCTGATGTATATCCAGCGATTGCATTGTTACCAGAACCAGACGCAGCAGATGCGAGCCTCGTATATGATGGCGCCGAGGAGGTGCCAACCTGAACGCCATTTGAATTTATTCGAAGCTTTTCAACCCCAGTTGCTGAAAATGCAATTGATCCAGATGCGGGTTGATATACCCCTGTCGATGTGTCTCCTGACACATAAATGCCAGGGGCGCTCACAGTGCCCGCCACGACACCAAACGCACCAGTCATCAACGCGCCGGATAATTTGGCGTACCTGCCATCAGCTTGACTCAGAGGAACGGCATGTGCGCTGTTTGTGGCAGTACCTACGCTGAACGCTTGGCTACTCAGCCCGGCAAGCGCTGCAAATGTGCTTTGCGCTTGCCCGAGCGGGACAGCGTGCTGACTCTGCGTTGCGTTGCCAACTTGCACGGAAGATCCTGTGCAGAACAGCAGGATGTATGATCCCGATCCACCCACCGAGCTATTCCACTGAGCCCAGCAGTCACCGTTCGCGGCAATCTCTCCGCCCTGCAACGCAGCGTGGGCAATACCAACCAAAGGTGCGGCGCCGATTCCATCGTTCAGTGTGCTAGCGCCGTTGTTGGCCGTTTTCGCCTTGAAGCGAATAACCTGGCCCTCGACGCGGGAGGTCAGCGCCGGAGTGAAATTGACAACGTATGTGTTTGCCGTTCCGGTGTCGATGCCGAATGACACATTCCCGTTCTGTATCGATTGAAGCAGCCCACCTTGCAGCATCGGCGCCGCGCTGTACTGGCTGATGTTTCCGGCCGTGATTTGAGTCTGTCCATAGGCAACGGTAACAACATAGAGGCCAACATAGCCGGCATCAGGAGCGGGGGTTGTCTGGCTACCGGTAGTGGCTGCGATTCCAGCCTTGGCTGAAATCACCGCGACTCCACGTCGAGAGGTATATTGTGCCTGCCCGGTGTTGTTCGGACCGCTCCATGGTTGCGAAGGATTAGCGCTGTTGTAGTACGGCAATGCGACGGCATTGGCATCTTGGTCTTGATAGGTTGCCTGAACCAAGTAGTTGACAGAGTATCCGTTTGTTCCAGGTGCGTTTAACGTCAGCAGCTGGGCGTCAAGAGCAATACCTTGCTTCAGAATGTTGTGTGTCGTGTCTGCTGCCAGCGAGCTATATGCTGTGGCATCAATGTTCGACATCGCGTAAATCTCGCCTGCGGCTACATTGATTTGCAACGATGCTGGCGCGGTCGGCGTAACGGCGAACCCGTTGGCAATTGTGCTGGTGCCGAGGACCGCGGCAGAAATCTTGGACAGCGCGATCATCATGTTCTTATTGGTGTTCAGGATGTCCGTCTCAAGCGGGATGGCACCTGGGTAAACGGTCTGTCTGTCCATGTAGGCTCCAAAAGAAAAGGGCCACGAAGTGGCCCCTGATTATTTTAATCGGTGAGTTTTTAGCCCGAAATTCGCATCCATACTTGCGTGCTAATCGGACGAACAGCCTCAACGGCCGCAAAAAGATCTGCATCGGTAACGGCGGAAAGTTGAGATATCGAAGCGTAGTCTGCGCGAGATCCTTGGCTATATCCGCCGACCGATGATCCGTAGCCGGCGATATATGGGAAGCCTTGACTAATAGGTCTATATGCCGTAACAAACGCCTGGTAAGGCATTACCAGTGATCCATATCCGCCGGCTACGCCATAGCCGATACTCTCGCCAACGCCGTATGCTCCAGTATCCGCCGGACGCTGCGGCTCAAATATGAGCGGCGCGCGGCCCGTTAGGTCTGTCAAAACCTTTGTTATCGCGTAGCGCGTTCCTCGCTCACGAAGTAAATTTATAAGTATTCTATTTCTGTAGCTGGCATCGGACATGCCGTTGCTACGAGGTAGACTTGATCCAAAGAAATCTAGCCCGATCAAATCAAGCCAGCCGCCTGTCGCCGTCTTTATTCTTGTTTGCAGCTTCGCGAACAGATAAATGGAAAACGACCATGATAGCGCCTGGGCGAAACCCCAAAGCAAAGCATCAAGCACAGGGTTGCTATCGCTGAACCACGGCGGCAATAGAGACTTTAGTCGCGCGAACATGTCCTGCTGGTCACCAGTTGCCATATCAACTCACATTAATAGTCCCGGCCCTGATAACCTGCCGGCTAGTGGCTGATAAATCAGATGTGCCAGAGTTTAGGGTGACGGAAGAAACATTCTGAACATATGGACTAGCACCATACGCAACGGCTGCAATCTGTGTGAATGGCAGGAGTTGCCCAAGCTTCAGCCCTGATATATATGTCTGCAGAGCGGCTGTGACCAATGATATAACTGTAGGCTTGGAAACTGATGCATCAACGGTCAGCGTCATTGAGACGTTCGCGGTAACGATCTGAGGTCCAAACACGCCATATGTCACAGTGAATGGGCGGACTGCTTCAATTGCATTGGCAGCAGATGATAGGAATGTGCTTGAAGGGTTTCCGCTTCCGTCATCAATTACTGCTGTGAAATATCCTGCGACCGTTGCACCGTTGATATCTTTGTTCTCGGTTAACGTGTAGCTAACACCTTGTTGCAGGCTCATAATCGCAGAACCTATTGCGGCCTTGGTGGATTTAGACAGAGATGCAATCCACAGGACGAAACGGCTTCTAAAAGCATCGTCTAACTCTTCATCAACTCCGTTCACAAATGCGCCAGAGTTGTTTACGGTGTCAATCCCGCTGATTGAACCAACAATCACGGTGATCGTGCCAACCTGTGCATTCCCGGCACTCCCTGCAGTGTTTGCCGTCACAGGAACAGTAGCTGATGAAGTTCCAGATGGAACTAGATAGCCGTTTAGACTGGGGTTGTATAGCGTGTTGGTGGTGTCTATTGTCACTGAGTACTGCTGAGAGCCGTCAGATGAAGCAACGACAGAGCCAATCAAAATCAACGCCGAGTTTGTTGCGGTAAACCTTGAAAAAGTCACCAGGCCGGTTGCTTGCACCGCGGATAACCGGTAGAAACTGAAGTCGGCCATCCAACTATCAAGGTCGGCTCCAGAAGATGTTGCAGCGCGAGTTGTGGCCAGCAGATTCACAATCAACTGCTGGATCCATTGCACTACGCTGGAGTTCGATTCCACTATTGCCCGCGTGAGCGCACCAATCGAGAAATCTACCATGCCCGCCGCTCTCGCTTGAATAGCTGTTACCTGATCTCGCACCAGGGTAGAGAAGTCTTTTATATTCAGATCCATCTCAGCTCACATCAAAGTAGAGTGTGGTTGGCTCGCCGCTTGGCGCATCGGTGTAAGCAATCCCAACAGCAAGTGTGCCGTCTGGGCTCGAAGACACAGTGATGGTTGGTGCAGGGTTTCTGGCCACGCATTCCTCTAATGCCATCTGTCCTCGAATGAGGCCGACAATTTGAGGGATGTTGATGACTGCGCCAACAAACCGGCCAAGGCCGGCACCATAGTCAGGGTGGAAAAGATAGTCGCCTGGGTTGGTGAGGAGTCGCCGCAGCACCCGCTGCTTGCCACGGTCGATACCATTGACCGGAGAAAGGTCGCCTGTTGGCGAAAGGACCAAATCGTTACCGATGAAGTGGTTGATATCGTTCATTGCGCCACTCCAGTTAGTCCGCCGCCGGGTTGAACCCCGCCGTGCTTGTGGCCTTTCAGGCTGATGCTGTCCGCCGTGACATCTCCGCTACTTACCACCATGTTGCCGTTCACGGAGGCACCAGATCCGCCAGAGATGGCCATGCCTCCTTGGCCGGTTATCTGCTGTGTCACTTGGAGTGTGTTATCCATTTGCACCGGGCCGACGAAGTGATGCTGTGCGGCTGTGTAGCTGATGGTTGCTGGCGCCACGACTTCAATTGATCCGTTGTTGTGGAACTTCAGGAGCGATCCGGAACTATGCTTGATCCAAATCTCGCCTGCTGGCGGACCGATAGGAGTGTTAACGTCGTTGAAGTGTCTTGACACCACTGACGCTAGCTGGAAGTCACCACCCTCAAACGAAACCGTCACCTCATCACCAAGTTGCGGTCCGACCGCAATGCCCCATCCGTTGCCAACTCCGGCAGCGTCCAGTTGAATCCATCCCGTAATGAATCCCTCCGGCTGTATTTCCACCTTCACCGCGAAGTTGTTCGGGTCATATCCCGATATGGTTCCCTTGCGATTCGGTGAGTTGCTGTCATCCATCTTGGCCTGCATGGCCTGGATCATTCTTTGGACGCTCATGGCAGTATCATCGAGTTAGGGTTATGGTTTTTGGCCGTCAGCGACATGGAATAGCCGCTATCAAAGCTGAATGAACGCCGCACGGAATCTACGAAGTACAGCTGATCAAATGGCGATGCCGTGCCTTCCACCCTGACTATGGTGCTGGGCATCAGGATGTTGTCACCAGGCAGAGAACAACTCATGCGCATCTCGTGGTCGGTGATCTGCTTGTGCGTTTGCTGAGCCAGCTTCATGGCGGCGTCTCGCGTGAGCCCGCTGCGAACTATGCTGTATACCTGCCGCTTTGCCGTTGCCTGCCCTGGTGTGATTCCCTTGGCGGTGTTCTGCGGATAGGAAACGGTGAACGCCTTTCCCTTTGTCCAACTGCGTATCTGGACGGTGACGCCTTTGGCAAGCGTCAGGTCACGCTCAAATTTCAAATCTTCCGAGCAGTTTGCTTGCGCTGGGTGGCTTGTGTTTGGCTGCACCCAGCGGATCACATAGGTTCCGTCGTAGTTCATGCCCGCGGCGATCTGCTTTTCCAATGCGGCCTTTGGACCATCTGTCTCTGCGTGGGCGTCAGCCTGCACCTTGCCCGCCTGCTGATTCAATGCTGATGCCTGGCTGAGCAGAGCATCTGCTTGCGCCTGATTGCCAGCCGCGCGTGCTTTATCGCTTTGCGTCACCAGATCCATGGCCTGATTGTTCAGCGCCATGCTCTTGGACGCAGCCTGGTCGCGTTTCTTGTTGACCGCCTCTAGCTGAGACTTCAGTTGATTGATGTCTTTTGGTGTAGGCTTGGTCGTAGGTTCAAAGTGCAAGTCCTTGCCCTTGACGTACACTTGATAGCCCTCCACGCCGGCCAGGTAGGACAGCAAATCCCATTCGCTGCGCTCGTCCTTCATTTGGACGTGGTCGATCTTGTAGATCGTGCCTGCCAGTGTTTTGGTGGGTACGACCACCGGCCGAAGCCCGTGGCGTTTGGCTAATGTGGTCGCGATTTGGCTGGCGGTCTGGTTGGCAAACTTCTCAGCCGTCTTCACATCGATCAACTTGGCGGTGTAGTCCCGGCCTTCCACGCTTACGGTATAGCGGGCTGGGTTAAAGCTCCAACGATCCACGCCGCCGATGATTAACGTCTCCCAGTCCGCCGCTTGCTTGCTTAGGAGGCCAACGCTGATCTGCACCTCGATACTTGTTTGGTTCGCCCACCAGTTCAGCAGCCCCATACTCTTCGGCAAAGCCGATATCGCCAGTTCGGCAGAAAACGTGTCAGCGCTGTAGAACGAGTTCGAATCCACCTCGAACGAGACAAACGGCACTTCAACCCCATTCAAAAGAAAACGCCCGACGATTTGCCGGGCGTTCGGGGTAATCACAGGGTTGTTCAGGTCCATCAGAGGCCTCTTGGTATCTTGATCTCTTGTATCCCGGTGACTTTGGGGTCGGTGATATTGTTGGCCGATGCGATACCGGTCCACTTTGATTGATCGCCATAGGCATCCGCCGCCAAGCGCTGCAAGCTTGTGTTGCTGGTGACAATGCTGGCGGTGCCATTGGCGAGCGGGCCGGCTAGGACGTTCTTTTGCAGGCGACCTAGCACGGCTTGCATCTGGTAGAGCCCAGGCAACTGCGTGTAGGCCTCCACCTGGCGAAGTACGTTGGTTGCTGCCTTGGACACCGGGTTCCCAGGTATCAAACCGCCAAGTGTAGTGATGTCAGAGATAGCGGAATTCGCCTGAGCTATAGTCGCGTTCACGATCTTCTGTGCCGCGATGATTGGCCGGATGATGGTTTGCACCGCCGATACCGTTGCGTTGGCGATGTCTTGCACCTGAGATACAGCGGTTTGCACCGCGGTAACTGCATCCGTCACGGCCTGCACGTTGATGATCGACGACAGGCCAAGCGCTTCTCCAATGTCGCTGTTGATCAGCGCATCAAGCGACCCCGTCAGTGCGTCAAGCGCGCTCACGGAATCCTGCCTAGCGATGATTGTCAGCTCGATGGAGTAGGGGCGTCGGTAGGTGTGCTGGAAGTCTGACGAAAAGCCAGTAATCACCACGCTGAAAGAGTAATCCTCCAGCGTGAAAGTCACAGGCATGCCGGCGTCGCGCATATCCTCAATGGCCTTGGTGCGATCCGGCGCCGAAGTGCCAACCATCCACCCAGTCCATGTCAGGTTTTCAAAGTCAGTGCCAAGGACATCAATCACGCGCTTGCCGCCGACCAGCTTGTGCACAGCTACCTGCTGCTTGGCGCTGATCTTGATTGACTCGGGAACCTCAAACCCTTGGAACTCGAAGCTACCCAGCGTCAGCCGGGTTGCGAACGGGTCGCCGCCTGGGGCGAAGCTGGGTAGGCTGTCGAGAATGCTCAATTTTATCCCCTAGGGTAGAAGCTGCTAGGCATGGTGGGCAGCACCGCGCTGCTCACAGCGTCGAAGCCGCGCATGCCTGTCATAGGCTTGGTGGCTTCGCGGGTTTGATGGATTGTCACGGATTCGCCAAGCACCTTCGAATCAAGTTGCAGTTTGGTGTGGACCTGCACGGTGGTGCTCTGCTTTGGCGGAACCGGAACGGTGTGGCCGCGTCCTTCATTCGAGTAGCTGGCCTCTGGTCGATTCCACCTATCTGCGAAGTCAAATCGCTTGAGCTGGGCGACTTTCGGCAGGAAAGCGTTAACCATGTCAATCAGGTTATTGAACGCCCACTGCCATTGATCCAGGAAGAAGCCGATAAATCCCTTGAATCCAGCGCTCAGTACACCCCATGCCGTCTTTGCAAAATCGCAGATGCTGTCCCATATTCCGGTGATGTAAGGACCGATGAATCCCCAAACCTCTTTCGCCTTCGCCTTCACCAAATCCCAGTTACGATAGACCCATACTGCCGCGGTGACGATCATCAAAATCCACCCGATTACTGGTATTGCGCGCAATCCAATCATGATAAGGTTTCCTATGAAGCCAATACCTTTCATGATGGCTCCTGTGACGCCGCCTCCACCAGATAGCACAGTGAATAGCAAGGCGAATCCTCGCCCGGCACCAGCAATCAGGTTTATCAGACCACCGCCGATTAGAAAGCCTGAGAAGTATGCCAGTCCTTCAGCAAACCTGCTTACTGACTCTCGGTTTTTGTCTATGTAATCTGATAGTTTAATGATTTTTGGGATGATTAGCTCTAGAGCGTCTATTGCAATCGGCAACACTGCAATTCCAAGATTTATCATCAAGGAATTCCATTTTGCCTGCAAATCAGCGAACTTACTGTTGGGGTCTTTCTTGAATACATCAATGGTTTTTGAGACATCCATCGCATTTTTTGTAAGATTTGCGTCTCGCATCAACTGCATAACTTGCGTTGACATGATGGATGCTTGGTTCGATGCAGTCCTGTTTGATATAAGATCGTTGGTCGCCTTTAGAATTCCTGCCTCGCTTGTTATGCCTTTCTTTGCCAAGGCAGGAATAAAAGTGGTTCTAATCCATGTCGCGGGATCGGACTGAAGCAGGTCGGCATTTTTTACATCGCGCATCACAAGTGACTTTAATGCCTTACCGCCAACGGTGGCGTGTTTTTCCATCGCCAGGTGACCAAGACCAAATTCTTGCAACATGGCCATGGTTTTTTTCGGCGTGCGCCCGGCTACTAGGTTCTGGTACATAGACATCAAAGCTGTACCAGCTTTGGCCCCTCCCTGTTCTTGCAACAGCAGAGCCATGTTCAGAATGCCTTGATCTGAAAGCCCACGGAAGGCTGTTCCGCCCATTTGCGAGAACTGCTCTAGATCCCTAAATTTGATGAATCCACCAGATCCAGTCACCATCCTCTGCGCGAGGTTTAGGTTTCTCATGAACGTTTCTTCATCATGAGTGCCGCCGCGACGGTCAATGAACTTCATCAGCGCCCTGGTTGATCCCTCATCTATGTGACCAACCTTGCCAGCAAAAATGGCACTGTTTGCTGCGTTGAGTGATGCAATAGTAGGGACTAGCCGCTGTGCAATGTCGAAGCTACCAAAAAGTCCGACAGATTCAGAAAGAGACTCCATCAGGTCTTTAGATGACACGCCGAGCACATTGGCGCTTCTGGCGAAGTGATCCGCCTGCTTGTTGATGCTCTCGCCAAGGTTCATCGTCTTGAACTTGGTAAAGGCCAGTTCATATGACTTTGCGGCATCAATCGGCGCCTTGAACATATGCGCGATAGCCAGACCGCCTGCAAGCATTGCCCCGCCAAGAGCCAGTTGCTTGCCTATTGAAGCCATCCGATCTTCTAGTCGCTTAGCGTCGTTCCCAGCACCTTGTAGATGCTTTGAAAGCGCCATGACGCCGGCTGCCGCGTTACCTACCAGGCTGAGCTTGATCGCAACCGAGTATGCTGAGAATGCGTCGGACATATGCTATTATCCAGTGGTCATGTTTGTTGGCAGTGGGCGCCATGCGACGATCACGAATTATTGATGCAGATTTTTATGTTGTGCGCAGCGTGAATCGCAACATAAGTATATCTAGTAGAATTTTGCGCGCATGGCATGCGGTGTGTGCATGCGTTATTGCTGCTTTTTCCGTATTTATTTGCGGATATTTGATTTATTTTGCCGTTCATTTTTTAGTGTGGAGTTCTTTATGAGCGACGTGCTATTTGCATCTGGTCTTTTCTGCATGGCTTTGTTTGTTTTTGCTGCATTTAAGCCAGAGCTTATAAAAGACAAAAATGGTGTTGTAATCAGCAGAAAAATTACACTGCCTACTCTATTTATAGCCTTTGTTGTTTTGTCTTCGATTGCTGCCAACCTAGAGGTTTCAAAATCTACGCCAGCACAGGATAACACTCAAAAAGTTGATGTTGTTGCCAAGGTTGAATCCAGTACCACTCGGGCAGCTGACATAGAGACCAAGGAAGTTGTAAAGATCAAACCAGAGCAAATCGTCACATTCCCAACGTCGGCTATTGCATGTATCGAAAAGGACGATTTGCAGGAGGTTATGACAAACTATATGAAAGGAGAGGTAACAAAAGGAAACAGCAAATTTATTAGCAAGGACAATCCAGACGCAAGATGCATTATGCTCAATACAAAATTGAAGTACAAAGTGCTATCTGTTGAATACAACAATGATGAGATAGGTCTTTTAGAGGTAGTTGGAGTTAAGTCTAAATCTGCTACTGGTGCTTGGACGCTCTCTATGACAGCCGAACTGGTGAAGTAGAACAACGCCGTAACGGTCTGTTTATACAGTTCTTCAGCTGCGCTACCAAGCAACTGAGCACAGATGCGTAATTAATCCCCATCATACCCAAGTCCAGGCACGATGTTTTGGCCGCCGACTAGGCCAGATACTGCGGCGCGGCCAATCGTCCGCAGGATGAACTCCTTGTTACGGAAGAGGGCAGGCCCGAATACCGGTCTCGGTGGGATCTTGTTAGTCCCGAACTCGTGGTAGACCATTTTTTTGTCTTTGGCGCCAATGACTGCCTCGTGTCCGCGGACAACGTGCTCGATGGAATCACGCATGTCGCCAGAGGCGAGAAGTGGGGAGTCCGCCGGATAACCTTTCTGTGCCTTCTGCTGTTCCGTAGAGTCGGCTAGTTGATCCCATGCAGGGAAGGGGCCAACGGCGGATTGATAAGTACCAATCTCCGCCTTAGCCGTCTCCTCGATGCGCTTGGCGCACTTCTCCAAGCCTTCATGCATGTGATGCTGGTGGGCGGCTGAGATGGCAGCAAGATGAAGTGCCAGCTCGCCAAGGCTACTAAACTCCATTTTCTTCCTTCTTCCTGAACCGCATCGCCTCCCAGTCGAACTCATGGCCTTCGAACTCGGAAAACTTGATGCTCATGGCCATGCGCTCATGTTCCATCAGTACGCCCACCTCAAAAACGCGGTCGAATGGAACCCCGTTCTTCACCAGCCAGCAGCGGTTAGCGAAGTCGGGGTTCTGCGCTAGTTTTTTGCGGCGTTCCGTATTGCGTCTTTTTCTTGGTCTTCGGCCGCCTCTTTCGCGGCGTTGTACTTACCGACCAGCCACTCGCCGATGGCGGCGATGCCTTCGTTGCCAAGCAGGGTCAGACGAGTTTCGATCTGATCCAGGTTTTTCGGCAGCCCAAACGGCTCGTCGTCGACGAAGGCCACCATTGCGGCCGGCAGCGCGAAGCCGTTCATGTAGGCTGAGTTCGAGCTGACTTCACCGCCTACGGCCATCACCAAGCGCGATTGCTGCAGCGGGTCGAGCTGACGCAGTTGGATGACCCGTCCCAGGCTGTCTGTGACGGATTCGAATTTGGGTTTCTGCTTCTGAACAACATCGGTGTTGGCGTCTTCTTCGGAGCGCACGGTAACTTTTGCCATGTTTTATATCCTCTCGTCTTGAGTCGTCAGGATGGCGCGGCGGTGGGGTGACGAAATCCCACACCCTGCCGGGCTGCCGCGCCAAAGGTTTTACACTTTCAGGCGCCGTTGGGCGGTAAAGCTGACCTGCATGCGGACGGTCTTGCCGCCCTCGCGCTTGCCGGCGCTTTCCAGCTTCAGTTGCACCTTGGTGAAGCGGTAGGTGGTGCGGCTGCCGTTGTTCTCCAACGTTGTGTCGGTGATGGTGGCCGCGGAGGGGAGTTGAGGGGCGCCGTTGTAGTAGTCTGCTTCCCACTGAGCCCAGAAATCTTCCAGGGTGGAGTCCGTACGTTCCACCTCAAAAGTCCCTGACCAGCCCTTGGGAATCAGCATTTCGTCGGTCTGCCCATTGAGGGCGGTGACTTCAACGCTGTTGGTTTTCGGCTTGGCCTCAAAGTTGATGATCTTCGACAGGCTGATAGGCCCATAAGGACCGTTCACGTCAACCGACGTGTCATTGCCGACTGTGTAGCCATTGAGTGGCATGATGAGTCCTTACGTGCGTGGAGTGTTGGAAACGACGACGCTGACGCTCTGTCCTGCTTCCAGGTTGATCAGGAAATAGCGCACCACGGACAGGTATTTGACCTGCACGTCGGCTTGCATGTAGCCAAGCGCAACGCGGCTGTCCGGGTTGTTTGCGGCATCCAGCTGAACCGAGAAAGACTTCCCGCCATTTGGGTTGCCGATCATTCCCTGATCCTCAAGGTTCTGTAGGAACGTCTCGATGGTGTTCTTGGTTGTTCTGCGAAGGTCGATGGTCTGCAACTGACCGACAACAAAACCGAATGAAGCGGCCAACGTCAGCGAGATGAAGTTGGTCATCCGCGTGTAGTTGTCGCCGTTGACGGTCGGGTTGCTTGAGCAGTTCAGGCCGGAGCGCGCGCCAAAGTAATTGCCGCCAGGGCATGGATTAGTGATGACATCCAATCGCGCGGCGTTGATCGCGCCAATTTCAGCGATGCTGTATGGCTGCTGAGCCAATGTGCGCTGTGTCGCCACCGCAGCAAGCATCGCCTTATTTAGCGGCGTTTGGTGCGGTGCCAGCGATGCAATTCTTGCTGCCTCGAAGGTGGCCGGCGCCATCATGCGCTGCTTCTGGTTGGGCTGGTCTTGCCAGTACACCCAGTCTCCAACCATCACTTTCAGTGCGTAGCTGTCAGAGCCGGAGGTATTCAGCGCGGTTGAAACAGTGGTGTACGCTGCGCCGGCGGAGCCTTGAGTGACCATGTAGCAACCTTCGGACAATCCGTAGGTAACCATCGTCGGCCACTGCGTCGAGTCGGTCAGGTCGATCAGGTTGGCTACTTGTGCTCCGGTACCGCGCAGAGCGTACATGCCCTTGCGGTTTGGGCCGGTTGACCCGTCTTGTCCAATCAGCGTCGCATCGGTGATGGTGGTTGTGCCGTCGGTCCCACCGGTAAACGTTGCCGTTTGCGAAGCCGGCGGCGCGGCGCTGGAGCTGCCGATGGTGGCGATGACCAGTTGCGACGGTCCGCGCAGGCCGCTTTGGCCGTTGTTGATCGCGCTGACGATGGCTTGCCACAGGGCGGTGCCGGAGCCGGTGAGGTTGTCGAATACCTCAGGCTGCACGCCAGGCAACGTCACGGTCAGTTTGAAGCTGTTGACGGCAGTGCCTGCAGCCAGGACGGCGCTCAAGGAGTTGCCAAGGGAGCCGGTGTAGTAGGCCGTCAGCGTGACGCCAGTAGCCGGAGTGCCGGCTGAGTCGACCAAAGTCGCCGTTGCCGCGGTGTCGGTGCCGTCTGTCACGCGCACTGCGCGGATGTTCGACGCACCAAGCTGGATCGAGATTGCGGCAGCGCTGGCCAGGTCATACTTGCGTACCTGCTGGGTGCCAAGCTTCAGCCGAGCATCATCGGGAGAGCCGATCAGCATCGGGCTGTTTACCGCGCCCCACGACGCCACGCCCACCAGGCCGAGAATGTCGGTTGCCACGCCATTGATGTAGCGTGTCTTGGGCGGCACGATCTGGATGTACAGATCCGGGGCTTGAAGCGCCGCCGTGTTCAAATTGCCTGCCGGGTAGATGGGCATGGCTTCCTCCAATAAAAAAACCCGCCGTGTGGCGGGTTCTTGGTTTCTTGCTGGGTGTTAGCCGGCGGATGGTTGGCGCTTCAGGACGTAGGCTGCGGTTTCTCCGTTCAGGATCTCCGCAATCTTGGCCGCGTCTTTGATCACGTCGCCGATATCGAAGTCGGCGAAGGCGTGCTTGACCACCAGCTCAAATGCCGGCGAATCTTTCTTGTCTGCCATGGCAGCCCTCAAAGGTTTTTGGTGAGAATGGTCTGGCCGCTTAGTTCGCTGACGACGCCAAGAACGGGCGCCACGACTTCAGTGGCTTGCTGAACACGCGTGGTTGCGAAATCGACGGTGTAGACGATGTCGCGCCGATAGAGCCCGGCTTTTTGCGTTTGGTCGGTCTGGTTGCTGTGCGAATAGCGCATGAAGCCTATAGATCCGTCCGAAAACGCCAGGTTGTAGACGTCGGCGAATGCGGTATCAACGAACTTGGCCACGGCGTCGCGGGCGGATGGTGTCGGGGCCCACACAGATAGTTGGAACTGCTTTTCTTGACGCCTGATCTCGCGTGCAACCTGACCAAAGCCGCCAACACGGGCGATGATGGCGTGCGCTCCGGTGATGGTCACCACGGGTCCACTGCTTGTGCTGTTCGGTATCAGGGCCGAGAGCGCTGCTGCGATTCCGTTGATGGTGTCTGAAGGCTGGACGGTGTAGATGTAGTCCAGACCGTCAACTTGAATCAGTACGTTTTGTGCGCTGGCTGTTCCGGAGATTGCCACCGTGTTGTTGGCGACGGCCGCGGTGATAGTGTGTGCCGGCGCCTGTATCTGTCGCCAGCCTTCGCTGATGTGTCGAGTCGTGTTGCGCTCTGTGGCTAGTGGGTAGATGCTAAGATGTACCTTTCCAGCAAGCAAGTCAGCGTCCAAGACGTTTGGAACCGGCCATCCAGGATAGACTTTCACCGGATAGCCGCTAGGGCTTGGCTGTGAGGTGCCGGCCGGGTACAGCGCCGCCGCAGACATGGCCGCCAACTGCGTAATAACGTCGGATTGGTCTGCCATGGTCACACCTGCGATTGCATTGCTGTGAGGCGCCAACCTAGGTCGGTGAGCTCAGCGCTTGAGATAACGTACCGGCGATTAAGATCGTCTGTAATAATGTCGCTCATGCGTAGAGTAACGCCATGCCACGCCGGGACAAGTACGGTCCACCATGGGACCCGCAGGTCGCCGGGCAGCTTCACCTCGTTCATTTCGCCCTTTGTCCATTGCAGCACGCTTGCCGGCCAACCTGTCATCAACGGCTGCTCTGTAGCGGATGTGTCTCCGCCGTATCCAACCTCACCGACGCCGGAATCCATCGTCGGCCGCAGCACCGTTATCGTGCGATTGCAGTCCACCATGAAGATGGGGAGCAATTGCTGTAGCGCAGCGACGAACAGCGTTCCCTCAATGCCGACGATGTAGTCACCAACTTGCAGCGCGGAGCCATCAGCAACGGCATACCACGTGGATTTGCCATACATGTTTGGACGTGAGTATTTCGGGTCGTTGGCGTTCAAGCTGACAGGCAAATCAGCCAAGCGGTTGCCGCTGGCAAGCGGATTGCTGGCGCTTGACGGGCGGAAGTGCTGGTATGGCGTGCCGACTTTCTTCGCGGCCTTGGCATAGCCAGCCCACACTTTTGAATTGAGCTTTACGCCGTCCATGGTCAGCCCCTGGTGATACGCGATCCACCGCTTCCCAGCGATGGTCCAGGCGCAACCCCGATGAAAGCGCACATTCTGCGGCGCCATTGGTCAAAAAGCGCCGATTTGTCTTGAACTTCGCTCTTATTGTGGACCCATACGGCAGCGGCCTCGGTGTCTAGGTTATCGACAGACGCCACAATCGCCTGCTCAAGCGTCGCCAAGTTGGTCAAGTACACGCTGATCAGCGTGGATTGCTCGGTCGCACTGAGGTTGTTCAGCCGCTCGTACAGCGTCTGCCAAACGCCAGGCGATACCCAGCCATAGGCGAAGTCTCTAGCGTTGTCGACTGGAGTGTTGGCCGTGAGCGGATAGCCTGCGTAGCGTCGTACATCCAGTTTTTGCTGATCCGTCAACATGGCCGCTCCGTTATTCTTGTTTCGTCCAGCCGCCGAGCTGGAAGTTGGCTACTTCGTCCGGGTGCACGATGGCACTGTGCGGCTCGGGGTAAACATCGGGATTGCGCACCATCTGCACGAACACTACTTCTTGCGCGCCAACTTCTACACCAAGGTCGTCCTGCTTTTGTTTCTGTGCTGCCATGTCTATCTCCAAAAGTGGGCGGCCGAAGCCGCCCGGTCTTGTTAGCCAAGCAGCAGAGCGGTGTGCTCAGGCTTGATGTTGGCGCAGCCCCATGCAGCAGCCACCTCGTAACGAACGCGGCGGTATTGCAGATACATGGAGATTTCGAAGGCGATACCGGAAACCGGGTCTTCGATCAGCATGCGGTCTTCGGCCATGTCGCCTTCTTCCGGCAGGGCCGGGGCGCGGGTGGCCAGCACCAGAGCGGTGCGCGCGAACGCAAAGTTGGCGGTGAACGCGCTGTTCACGGTGACGGTTGCGCCGGTATTCACCGCGGCCATCAGTCCAGGCGCAGCGATCACCAGCGAGCCGCCGGACAGAGCAGTGGTCACCACGTACTTGAAGTTGCCGATGGTCAGCACGTCGCCGGCCAGGATGGTGCCGGTTCCGGTCTGTACGTTGATGGTGGTAGCGCCTTTGGCGTGAGACCCGTTGGTCACGTAGCTGGCGCCAGTGCCCGGGGTGTGATAGGCCACGCCGGCGGACTCACGGAAGTTGAAGCCGTGGATGTTCAGCAGCAGACCTTGTTCACGCAGCGAGGTGGTGCCAGCTTCATTCGCCTTGGTCAACTGGGCAAGCGAACGCATTTTTGCGCCGGCAGTGGTGTCGATCACACTTTGCAGGTCGGACAGCGGGGCGCCGTTGTCGGACAGGATCTTGCGAACCTGCGCCGGGTCGCTCAGATCACTGGCAAACGGGGTTGTGCCCGCGGTGCCCCATGCGCGAGAGGCATAGACAGACAGGTTACCCAGATCCACTTCCATTTCGTTGGTTAGGGTACGCATCGCCTGGGCGATCTGGTTCACGCGGATGTTGCGATAGCCAGGGCCGGAGTTCACGCCCTTTTGCTCTTCACCGGTCCAACGGAACGGAACGGCACGGGCCTTGGTGATGGTCAGCGGGTTGTTCAGTACGGTCTGATCACCGGTATCCGGCGGCAGTTGGCCGGGGGCGATGTCAGCAGCAGACTGCGAGGCAGTGATGGGAACGCGGATGGCCTGGTTCAGCGCGGCGCGCTCGGCATTGGCGTCCAGAGTGACGGAGGGAATGAAGCCCACCATTTCACGAGACACAACGTCAAGAGCCTCGTACAGGTCAGGTACGAGGCTAGTCAGGGTGTTAGCCATTTATGGAATATCCAGATGAGTTGAGATGAGATGTGTTCTGGACATCCGTCCAGTTGCGCCGGCCCCATCCGAGGCGTGGCAGGTGGTGAATCAATCGGTCAGCGTTCCGCCGTTTTTGAAGAACTCGGATCGCGCCGATGCGTCCATGCTGTCGAATGCAGCACGGTTGATGGTCTTGCCGCGGGCGCCTTGGCCGCCGCCTTGCGATCCGCCGCCAGAGGAGCCTGTTCCCTTGAGGATGTAGTCGCGGTTCGGGTAGTGATCGACCAGTTGTTCCAGCGCCTCGTCAAACGAAGCAATCTCGCCAGGTCGCGAGCGGGAGAAGATCTTGTTGCCGGTGTGGTCGTAGGCCACGACCTTGTCACCCTCGACTTTGAATGCGTTGCCGAAGACAGCGCGCACCATGTCGGGAGGAGTGATCAAGTTTTCCTTGATGAAGCCTGAGCGCTCGAACTGGCCGCCGATTCGCTCGTTGAACAGGGTGGCTTGCAGGGTGTCGCGCTCTTGCGTGATGCGATTCAGCGTCTCCCCGTGCGCCTTTTCTTTTTCCTGGATGCGCTGTTCGTAGGCTTGGGCAGTTTGCTGCTTGATCTGCTCGACTTGGCCGGCATCCACCAAGCGCTTGTCGTCGATGTTTTTCAGCGTTTCCAGCGCTTTGAGCGCTGCTGCCGGATCCGCAATGCCTTCGAAATTCTTCAGTGCGGCTTCGGCAGCTTCTTTGGCTTCGCGATGGCTCTTTGCCTCAGCGTTCAGCCGAGAGATGGTTTCTTTGGTGCCGACGGCATCAAACGCGATGTCCTTGCCCTGGTCATCTACGAAAACCGGCTTTCCGTCTTGAACGTAAGCGAATCCTTGCTCGTTGAGCTTGAGTTTCATTGTGTGAATACCCTGTAATGCGCGCTATCCAGCGCAGGCACCGCTTGCCATCCGGCTTGCGGCAAAAAGAAAGCCGCCATGTCGGCGGCTTGGGGACTCCGGATCAGGCTGTCTGATCCGGCGATGGTGGAGACTTCTTGATCCGTGCTTTTTCGGCCTTCCACGTCAACATGTCGTTGACCAGACCGCGGCGCTGAACCTCTTCGAACAAGGTTTCATCCGAAATCTTGCCTTCCTGGTTCATGTCCAGCAGGAATTGCAGCGTGGCTTCGGCTTGGTTTGCTACGCCGAAGTCGCTGAAAATGTCGATAGAGCCTGATGTTGGCTGTTTCATCCAGTCTGCGGTGAAGGACAACGCCTGGTCGGCGGCGCCCTCTACTGCTTGCACGATGCGCTGAAGAGCGCATGTCTGGGGCTCGTTGTCGGCCCGTGTTTGGGCTATCGTCATGCGGCCGGGCTTGACTACCAGCAGTTCGGCGCCGATTTGGCGCATCTGGTCTTCCAGATCCTGCAGAGACAGGCGGCCGGCCTCTATGGCGTCGCCGCTGTGCTCAACATAGCGGACATCGGCGTTTTCGTTGTCCGAAGACAGTGCGGAGTTGATGCCAACTACGATGTCTTCTGTGCCAAAGCAACGCACAAACAGAAGCGGAACGCGCGCGACGTGCAGGATGGTTTGCTGGTCAGACTTCGACTGCCAGTGCTCGACATTGAGGTAGGCGAGTTCAGCTAGCGGCGGCTTTGACTTGAAGTGACCCTTGCGCTTGCCGTAGACAGGGACGAATGGCACAACTCCTAGCGTGTTTACGCCTTCGTCGTGCAACACCCACTCCTTTTCGCGGGCGTTGGCTACCTGCTTTTCGCGGTAGGTGCGCCAGCGAGTTGGCTCGATCACCCGAACCTGCTCGATGCAAAGCTGGGAGAACTCGTCTTCTGGGTCTGGTTCGACAACAGACTCAACGAAACGCAACTGGCTGATCACTTGCTTGCCGTTGATGCGTTCAAATCGCACGTCTAGCAGGCTATGCAGGCCTATCTTGACCCAGTACGGGCGCAGTCCGGCCTTTTTCTCATCGGCACGCGACTTGACGCCGCTAGCTTGCGGGTATTCGACAAGGATGCCGCAAAAGCCATCAGATACTGCTGAGTGCGTCACTTCATACAGGAAGTTGTGCAGGTTCGTGCCCTGCAGATCAATGTCTTCAAACAGCGCCTCGATGTCCTTCGGCACACCGGCCCAACTGACTGGCTTTGAGAATGGCTTGCCGCTGAGCACGTCTACCGTCCATTCAAATGCAGGGAAGAGGGTGGCGACACTCTTTCGAACCTTGTAATCCTGCTCGGCCTCACTGGGCCACTTTGGCAGATAGAGGGTTGCGGCTTCTCGCATGGCCTCGGTGCCGCCCATCAGGCACTTGATCATGGGGAGACATTCGGCCATCTCGTCGATGAGTGCCGAACGCTGTCGAACTGTGTTTTTTTGCGGCATGGCTGGTCCAGAAAGAAACCCGCCAGGTGGCGGTTACAGGCGCAGGGCGCGCTGGGAAGAAACAATCTTGACGATTGGCCACATGCGGACAATCGGGTAGGTGCCGGCGTCGTTGACGTGGTCCACGCCGGACTTCTTGTCTGGCTCGCCGTTCTTGTCGTATGCCTGCTGCTCCAAGCCTTCTGTGAACTTGGGGCAATTGCGGGTATTGACCCGCAGGCGCCGGCTGCCTTCACCGTTGAGCAGCATGGCGTTGGTGGCCAACACACGATCCTTGACCGCCGGGTTTTGGCTGCCGACATTTATCGTAAAGCCTGCTTGCTTCAGGATGCTGATATCAGACTCTGAAGCCGATTTACTGCTTGTGTTCTGCCCAGAGGCGTCCGGATAGATCGTGATGGCGTGGCCGGCGGCTTTCCAACGCTCGGCGATGATCTGCGCCATTGCGGGTGTATCGCGCACATCGGTCAGCTCAGCTACCGCGTGCGGATTGCCATCTCTGATGACGTACACCACAGCCGCCATTTTCAACACGTTGAAGTCCATGCCGATATGCAGTGCATCGCCAGGCGCTATTTCTTCGTCGGAGTGGTTCAGCTTGCGGTCGAAATTCGGATAAACAGACCCGCTGGTGAGGTTTACGAACTTGCCATCAATGTAAGCGTTGACCAGATTGGCTGGGTATGTGGCCATTAGAGACGGGATATAGTCTCGTGGCAGGTTCTTGGCGTTGTCTCGGGTTGATGCATGAACGATGCCGTAGAACGCCTGCTGATCCGACCTATCAGCCAGTTCTTTGACGAACTTACGATAAACAAAATTGAAGCCTTCAGGCGTCGTCGTGACGTCAACCGTGTTTTCTTGCCTGGTTGGCCAGACTGTCGACATCCGAGCGATGATCTTTTTCCAGGCGGCGTCGGCTTTATCGATCTTCATGCAGTCGATCTCATCGACAAGGGCGTGGGCAATGTTGAAGCCGACAATGCGGCTAGGATGCTCCATGCTCTTGCAAACGATGACAGAAAGACATTGCCCCTTCACGTTTCGCAGGTACACGCGCTTTTTCGACTCGACGATATCGGCGAATAGCCCGAAAGACTCTGCAACACCTGGCAGCGTGTCAAAGAAAATGTCGGTGATCTGCGGGTAGGATGGTGCGAAGTAGCCCTGAGGTATGCCAGGATGTTCCAGTGCATTAATGCACAGCCGAACGCATCCTACATATGTTTTACCACTCCGGTATCCGCCAACAAAAGCGCTGAACTTCTTCGGGTGGCTGATAAAGCGATGCTGTGGTCTATTCAGCGTCAGGGAGGCTTGCATCTTCCACCCCTATGATGATTTGTTTTGGCTCTGGAAGTCCTAGGTTGTTCGGGTCTTCCAGATCTTTGGCGGCCTTGGCGATTGCCAGACGTTTCGCCTCGACTTCCAGTTTATGCATTTGCTCTATGCGCGCTTTGGACTCTGGCGACTCGTACATGCCAAGGATTTTCGTCACCTGCTCAAGCGCCTTGTCTCGGTCACGCAATAACAACTTCAGCCCGTCTTTGCCTTGATGGACGCCGTTATACAGCTCGCGAGCGGCGCCTTTCAGCCTGCGCGTGTCATGGACGTGAATCTTGCCGCGGCCTTCACCCTGGCATTCTGGACATTCTGGATGCGGCGCACGGGTTGAGATGAAGCCAAATCCACCTGAGCACGATGGCGAGTCATCGCCTTTCTCACTGGCCTCAGATTGGGCTCGCTCATACTCGGCTTCTGTCCACTGGTACTGATGGTCAATACCCCAACAATGGCGGCAGCAGTCTCGGCGGTACTCAACCAGATCATTTGCGTCTGCAGTGGCCAGTTCCCACCACTTCTTGAGAACCTTTTCTGGGGTGATGTTCAGTGAGGTGGCAAGCTCTTTGCGCCTGGCTTTAATGGCATTCTGGATGTCAGCATTTGTCATCAGCCGGGAAGCATTCCTGCGCGCTGCTGCCTCACTGCATTTGCTGTAAGCCATCAGGTATGCTGATGTGGCATTTAGCTCTGCCTCGCCGAGATACTTCTCGACGAACAGCTTTTGTTTGTCCGTTAGCTCTCGTGCCATAGAGGCTATGCCTCCTCGGCGTTTGGTGGCTAATTTGCTTTGTTGATTGAGGAATGCACGTCGCACATGGGTAATGGGTGGAGCATTGAATCGATATCCCCCACCAACACGGTTTTAACTTCATTGCACGTGCAACTTGGTCCATTGCTCAGATCAACCTTTGGCAGAGGCTGTCCCCACCCAACTGTCGGGACCAACCCCACGGACAGCCCTCGGAGGAACCTGGCGCATTCTTCTGCCGTGCCGTCGATAGTGGCAGTCACTCCGTTATGCATGATGGTCATTTTCATGTCGTCGCCTTTCTCGAAACCCTAATCTCGTCCGGTGCCACCCACTCGGTGTGACGCATGTTGTCGTACCAGTACCTGATGCGGATTTTGAAGCCGTTGACGTCAAACATCACGGCATCGACGCGGGCGGAGATGTCTTGGTCAATCACCTCGACGCGCTGGCCGACGTGGAAGCCTTGGAAGCTTTGGATGTCGTTCATCTTTCATCTCCGGAGCACTACGGCACTGCCGTATGGTGTGATTGCGGTAAGCCGCCGCGTCCCAAAGTGGAGGTGTCGTGGTTACTTGAAGATGGACTTCACATCGTCTGCCAGGGACTCGGCAACCTTGGCCACTTCCTTGGTGCCTTCAGCTACCGGCTCAAGAACGGCTTCCGTGGCTTTCACGGCGACGGAAACAGGGGCGGCTGCGATCTTAACGGCTGATGTAGCGATGCTGAGCAAGCTTCCAAGCATGAGTTACTCCTTGAAATATTGGGGGCATAGCCAGGCGGAACGGGCAATCGAGCCGCTTTTCGGGAGCCACCCTAGGCCATGCTTGAGAGGTCAACTGGACAAGCCAGGCAGCGCCTCGCGGCGGATGCAAAGCTTACTTGTCTATAGCTGCGCGCATCGCGGCGATGTGCCGTTCGATAGAACTGAGTGCGTCTTCGAGTTGGTGGCGGTTGCGGGCGCGATGTAGGCGCTGTGAGGCTTCGAGAAGGTCTTTCGAGTAGACCATGGCCGCTTGTATTTCCGGGGTTGGCGAAGGGGGTAGGGCTACGCGGCTTTTATGAGCCGTCTCGCGCTCTTCGCGGAATATGCTGAAGAACATCGCATCCCCCAAGTGGTATTATCCAAAACCCGTTTTTGCGGGTATCGCCCCGGTATTTTTCGCACTTAAGCCTGATTTTCTAATACCACTTGCTCAGGAAGTGCCCAGATTGTGCAGGCTGATTTCTGTAAGCTCTGCCACTGCGGCCGCGATTCTGCGCTTTACCACTTCACCGCGCGTCTCGCTGACTTTGTGGCCGTAGTCATCCAGTATCTTGGCCATGCGGCGTGAGAGCTCATGCGGGCAAACCCTCACGCGAGCCATCATCCCATCATCGTTCCCGGCCAGAACGTTGAGTTCTTCGCTCAAGCTGCCACTCCCGTAGAGATCAGGTTTTGAGAAATCATGGTCTGGAAGGCGCCGACGCTGAATTCGGTCTTGTAGAAGTCACCGAAGTAGCGGATCTTCACAGTCCGCGCGTCGCGGTTGTGATGGATGAACCATGCGTACTTGCCGGACGGCATGAGCAGGATCTGATAAGGCCGAAACGGTATCGCTTCGAACCGAACTTTTGCGTGTACCAGTTTCATAGTGGCCTCGTTGAATGGGTGCGGTTTTGCATCCTCAGATGCGGGAGAGCCGCTTCCCTGGGTTTGCAGCGATAGCCGATACTTGTGATTTACGGTGTCGTCGGCGGTCGTGCTGCGATGGATGCCAGGGTTTGGACGAGCGAGCGCTCACCTGGCTGACCGTGGGGGACGGCCTTTGAACTCTTGGTTGAACTTCTCGACTCGGCGCTGTAGCTCTTTCTTGCCAGCGTTGGAGTGAACGTCAAAATAGACAGTGGGCCGGCGGCCTCGCGAGGTGTTGACCCAGCGGATTTTCAGATAGCCGGCTTCAAGGCCAGGCTTTACCATCTTGGCAAGTCTTTGCACCTCAGGATCGCTATACGGGTCAAACAGGTACCGCAACTCAGAAGCGACACGCATCAGCGCATTCCAGAGACGACGAAAAATAGCCATCTTGTTTCTGCTCCTGATAGGTTTTCTGCTTGAAGTACTTCCGCGGGTTGCCGCACATCCAGCACGAGCATGGAGTAGGGGTGTTTGCTGCTTTTCTGATGTCTGCGCCGACGTGGCGCCACATTCTGTGCTGCCAGCGTTTCTCAATAAGGCGCTCGACGTGGTGCCGACGCAAGGCGCGGGTCATGGGCTTGTTCATACGCTTCTCCCGGCCGCCAGTTGCGCGAATGCGCTTTTCCGCTGACGGCCTATCGTATGATCTGTGCCATGGAGGTTCCTTTGGTGCTGGATGCAGGGATCGAACCCGCGGCCCGCTGTTTACAAAACAGCCGCTCTACCAACTGAGCTAATCCAGCGTGGAGCGGGTGAAGGGAATCGAACCCTCGTCGTAAGCTTGGAAGGCTTCTGCTCTACCATTGAGCTACACCCGCAAAGTGGCGGAAGATAACTGAGTCGAACAGTCAGCGGTGCCGCCGGCCAGGCTTTCAAAACCTGTTTGCCTCCGTGGCGCTATCTTCCAAATGCAAAAAGCCCCACGTCGTAACGTAGGGCTTTTATAGGTCGACTCAAAGAGACTTTTACTTCAGAAATTGTCGATCCAAATTAATTTCGTATTCGACACCGGCTCGGCGCTTGTCGATGACGTTCCAGCCATGCTAGTCAAGGATTTCGGTCATGCCTGCTTCGCAATCTCAACTGCCGCCCGAACAATGGCGCGACGTGCTGCCTGTAGTGCACCAGATTCCGTATTTCTTCCGAGCCCGTCACCACGATTCTCTTCGATGATTTCAATCCCGTTTGGAATGCCGCGGATATGAGATACTTTGCATGCGAAAACTCCAGGCATGACGGAAATACCTAACTTCACCGCCAGCCGCAGCGCGTCGCCGTCGTCGGTGAGCGGGTTCCAAACAGTGCCGTTGTGCCGGTCAATAACCGCATTCCCCGCTAAATCAAATCCGGTGTTTCCGATTCCTCCTCCGTTGCATGGGCTTTTATCTATTTTCACGCCGGCCGCCTTAGCCGCCAGCTCCAGCAATTCGCGGTCATTCATGTCATACTTTCATCACGGTTATCCGGTTTTTCATTGTCGCATGGAAGTGAAATCTCTACACGTTAATACGGATTATTACCCGGTGGCAGAATCACGCTACTGCGCCTTAAAATCCTTTGCGCTCCAGAATATCCAGCCACGCGCCGCGGAGCAGGCAGTTGAGGTGCACGCCTTCATGCTCGGCCAGCTTCTTCAGACGCTCTGCCATGGCGATGTCGATACGGATATTCATGATGGTCAGGCCCAAGGCGGCGTCTATCTTTGCCTCATGCTCTTTGGTGGCGATCTGGTAGTGCTCGTTCTTGACTTCATCTGGGATGAAGCACCCATCAAGCGGCACTTGAGGGGACTTGATCAAGTCAGAACTTGCACCAGCTATTGGCTCACCAAGATCAGCCAACTGTTTTCGCTCTTCAGGAGTAAGGGTCCGGATCCGGCTAAACACATGGTCCGCAGCTTCTCGACGGAGTCGATGCGTTGCGTGTCTGTGAGGCTCTTAGCCATGCTTCCTCCGTGCTTGATGGTTGTTGGTGGCCTCGAATGGCACGAGCCTGAGGTTCCCATAATCCGCAGTGTGGCCACACCGCGATAGGGCTGATGCGTATTATCGCTCCGCATAATAGCTGAGCAGAGCATCATCTTGCTTCCACCAACACGGCTGTGAGCTGAAGCGGATTCAGGGCGCTATCAACTAGCCCACGGCCGCCACCCGGCCTTTTACAACTCACATACGTGTTGGCGCTGGCTCTGCCCCAGCTTGACGGCTTGTGTACCGTGGCTTTCCTCTTAGTTGGTGGCCGGTGCTGATCTCCGGCACGGCTCAGTCTCGATCGGCTGGGATACCCACGCGTCCATGGGGAGGAGACACATTTAAATCCCTCGCGTTGCCACGTAACTTGCGCATCAGCCTGCGCATTCACCAACACCAATTCCGTCTAGGCGCCACTCTAGAAGATCACGGGCTTCCACCGGTTTACTACGCCGTGTGCTGGGGCAGGTTACACCTGCATTTTCCTTGCGGATTCCCTTCGCTCCCCATCGCAGCGTCACATTTCGGGTCGCACGGCCTTTTTATACAAGCAAGCTGCATTACTGTGCCTGGCTTACAGGCTTCAGAATCGGTGTTGGTACAAACCGTACAGGCGCAACAAAGCTGCCATTCGGCAGCTTAATTACTCTCCTGTGTGGAGGTGACAGTTTGTACCTGCATATTACACGACTCAAATGCGCAGTTCAAGCATTTTTTGCTTGTTTCACGCGGTTCCAAGTCATTTGTATCAGTTTTGATACGGTGTTTTCGTATTCTGCGACGTTTATGCCTAGCTGGCGGCATAGCACTTTCGGGCTGCTTGGTTGCCACTCGCCCGCGGCGTTCCGATAGCCACGGAAGTGAGACAGGAGAATGGTCACATCACGCTGAGGAAAGCCGGCGATCACAGAGTTACCAACCAGCCGGCCATGGATCGCACGCTCAACCAGCAGTGCGGCGCGTTCGTCGATCATGCTGCCGCTGGATTTGGTGTAACGGCACAGGTCACAGGGGTTGGTCTTTTCAAAGCAGAGCTCGCAACGGTTGGAACGATAGTTGCGACCCTCGATGCCAGATCGACGGCTTGCCAAACCGGTGCCGGAACGCTGCCAGCGGCCCCAGTTCTCCATCATCTCGTGCGCCTCTACTGGCACCTTCAGCATGGCCAACGCACGGAGTACACCCAGATCGATCATTGCGCTCATGATTTCCCCCTAATCAAAGCTCGCCGCGCAGCAGCGGCAGAAAGTCTTCCAGCTTCAGCACCACTCGCCATTCTTCCCCGTTCTGGCGAAAGGCCACTATTGGCACATCTCCGTCCCCAGCGGCTTGCTCTACCTGCCGGCACCAATCCATTACTGCCAGCTTCTCGCGCCGCTTAACCTCAAACCTGAATTTTCCGACCTGCGCGTCATCGCCTGAATCACGCGCCTGGCCCAGCTTTCTCCTCACATCAATCCCAAGCTCCTCGCTTAGCAGCTTGCAAAACTCACGTTCCCCGGTAGCGCCTTTGTTTCTTGATCTTCTTCCTGTCACGCCGCATTCCTCCAGTCGGTTCTTTCTTGTCTTCCTACCTGAGCCCGAATCAGCACGCCGCCACCCGGGCGATGCAGTCCACGCTCCATGCTGATCGCGTCGATACGTGACCCATTGCCGATTACGCCGGCCAGCTTGATAGCGTCGATCACCGCGTCTATTACGTGAGCAATCTCCGCCGAAAACTCAGACGGCGGGTTCACGATGATCGACACACTGATCGAGCCTTCCAGCGCCGGCTTGTCACCGAATGCCCGTGCCACGGACTGCCTGAACTCGCCACGCTTAGCTTTGCTGATTGGCGGGAAATGGGTATAGAGCGAGTACCCTTGGCTCATGCTGCTTCACCATCGTTGTCGGCAATCGTGTAGTGCCTGGGAGCCTTGTTCTTGTGCAACTCTTTCAGACGAGCAACGTGGGCTGTCATTTCATCCGCCATGGCTCTGTATCCGCCGGCGATGTTGCGGTCATCAACCAGTTTTCCGGCGGCGCGCGCATCTACCAAGATCGCCATGCAAGCCAGCACGGCGGACAAGTGGGGAACGCCATCATCCGGATCTACCTCTTCACCATCAAACCATGCTGTGAGGTGGCGAATGGCCGCATCGTAGTAGATAGAGGCGCGGGCACCGGACACACGCCAGTTGGCACGGCCATATTTCAGGGCACCGTTCAGCAGGGCGATACTACCGGCGGCAGTGGCGGTTGTCGGCCACAGATGAACCGGCAGTTTGCTGCTGCCAATCGCGTCTTTGGGGTTTGTGTCTTTGGTAGTCATGCCGCCTCCGTTTGATTGGCGCACCATTGGCCGTTGATGATGGAAATCAGGGAACGCTTGCCGTTCTCGTACTGCACGCAATGGGTGTGAGCCCAGCTCGACAAGCCGGTGTTGTAGCCCATGCTCATGGAAGAGGAGGTGCCGACCTGATAGACGCCGTCTGCTATGCCAGGACTGTGGCTGTGCCCAATCACCAGCTTCGCTCCGGCTTTGGTCATTCCGTGCAGGCTGCCGCGGGCGCCGTTGATGCCTTGGTCACCGTGCTGGCTGTACTCGACGCCATCAACCGAGAACGATTCATCGCGCTTCAGGAAGTGGACCTTACTGCTATCTGGCAGGAGCTTGCGCACCCAATACTCCAGCGGGTCCAAGTCTTCGTTAGCGGCTATCGCGTTCAGCATTGCCAGCTTGGTTTCGTGATAAACGATGGCGTTCTGGACGTCGGTCGCGTTCCGGTGGTCTTCCAGCCACTTGTAGATGTGCTCGTTGTGATTGGAGCCGGCGAGAACCACTTGGCTGGCACCGGATTCGTCAGCGATGCGGCCGATCAGCGCCACTGTTTCGCGGATCTCCGTCGCAACATCGTCGCCGGAAGACTTGCGGAGGCGGAATTTATCGAAGAAATCGTTGTGATGGCTGGCGCTCTGGAAGTCGAGCACGTCATGCAGCACGATGGTTTCTGGGCGTAGCCGGCTGGCTAGGCTGTCTTTGCCGAAAACGGTAGCTTCCAGCACGCCGCGGTCATGGCGGACACCGTGCAGATCGCCAAGGGTCAGCACCTTGGCGCGGTGGCTCAGCCGCTTCGCGTTGCTGGTGCTGTACTTCTGGTCCAGGTCGTAGAAGCTGCCGTCCTTGCCGGCGTTTAGGTGACGGAAGTGGGCGTTTGCGCCATCCCACTCAACCACTACAGCGCCTTGCACTTGGTGGAACTCGCCTTTCTTACCAGCTTTGCTCTGGCTGTAGACAGGGCGGGTGACGGCGCCAGTGGTAAGGACAAACTTGGACGACTTGCCGATGCCAGTTGCCACACTCTCTAGCGCAATCTTGGGATGGCCAAAAATGCCATGGCTCTCGCCGGACATGGTGTGCAAACCGGAAAGAGGGCGCACGGCAGTCGGCTGAGTCGGCACGTCGGCCAACAGCATCACACCTGGGCATAGCTCAACACGGCCTGACTCCATGTAGCGTGAAATCTCAGGGGCGAACCACTCGTGCGGCTTTTCCAGATTGCTGGTTGGGTTACGGTAGGAGATCGGCACCACAATCAGCTTCGCACCGTTTTCGCGGCAGTACTGCTGCAGCGACTTCAGAAACGGCGCATGGACCGGCGAGCCAGACACGGCGCAGGTGACGACAAACCGGTTTCCGTCCACCTTGCGTGCAACGGTTGCCGCCTGGGCAACACGATGGCGAAAGGTGCGGCCACAGTTGCAGCACATGTAGCGCTGGGCGGCTGCGGAGTGAACGCCGTGTTTCCCTTCGTGGTTGCAATTGGGGCAGGCTATGTTCACTTGTTATCTCCTTTGATCAGTTGGAAAAGCAGCCATAAAGCGAGTCCAGATAACCCCAAGTACATCGCAACAACCAGAACCCAAGCCAAGTTATCGCTCATGCCACCCCCTTGATGATCAGCAAACCCTTTTCACGCAGCCGGCGCAGTGTGCGAACCATGCCGCGGCGCATATAGAAGTCCTTCTCGCCCGGCTGCCAGTTGTACGGCGCGCGGCCATCAAGCACCGCATGGCAGGCGTCACAACCGAATGCGGAGGAGATGTCGTCCGCCTTGCGCGCCATGCCGTGGCTTTCGTCAGGCAAATGGCACAGCACCGTGGTATCGGTGCGGCCGTTGCAGACACCTGCGATCTGGAACGTGCATTCCTCGCCGGCAGCGCTGTCGCGAATGGCGTTGCTGGCGATGCGCCCGCTGTCTCGACGGCCGGTGCCGGGCGTGGAGCCGGGGCGCGGTACGATCTTGCTAGGTTTCACCATTTCGGATCACCGAACACAAGGAAGCTGCCGGCGTTGATGAGGCCGTAGCCAAAAAGCATCATGTCGAACTCCCGCCGGCTGTATCCGACAACGGCAAACACGATGCCGACGGCCTGTATCATCAGACCCATCAGGATTTTGCTCATTGCACATCCTCCCGGCCAAGGCGAGCTATGATCCGGCTCATGGCGTAGTTGTCGGCCTGCTCTTTGTTCAGCTTCTGCTGAAGCTCACCGATCTGTTCGTAAGCGCGATCCAACTCCCACTGTTTAATTGCCTGATATTCAGCCCGAGCTTTGGCCGCAGCGCGGCGGCATGCGAGCCTCATAGCTGGGGCGTTGAGGGTAAGCCACTCAGGATCATTCGCAATACCACGGATGGCCTCGGACAGAACTCCAACGGCCTTACCTCGCCAGATACCAATCACGCAGAAGCCGGTGTAGATGAAAAACACAGCATGGCCACCAGCCAATTTTTCGGAACGCATCCACGGCAGGCTGAATCGAAAACTTATGGTGATAGTCATGCTGCTTTCCTCCCAATCAACCGCGGGTCGGCGCTGAAACGGACTCCGCGTTCCGCGCCGAAGGCGTGGATCAGCTCGATTAGTTCGTTCATTTGCTTCACGCTGAACTTGCTCGTGCGCTGGCCAATGATCACGAAGCCGGTGCCGTCGATGTTGGGCACAACCTTGGACTTGGCCAGGCCCGCGGAGAGCAGATCCTTGAACTCTTCCGGCGACAGCTTGATACCGTGCCAGTCGGTCTGTTCGGCCAACTCGTGCAGCCTTACCCACATCAGACTGTTCGCCTCGGCGCTGCGCTTGCTCATCTTCTTGACGCTCAGCTGAACGGCTTCTTGCTCGCCGTCCACCAAGGCTTTGACGGATTCCCAGACGCGGACCATCTCGGTGCGCAGCTCTTGGGGGCGGGCGATAACGAAGGTTTCGGTCATGGCTACTCACCGCGAGTAGGCAATTCGGCAACATGGGCTGTAAAACAATCAGGTTCATCGGGCGGCAGCAGGGGCACAGACACCCAGCGGAACGGATCAGTAAACTCGGCGCTTAGCGTGAAGTTGACCGATCTACCCGCTGAGTCGCCATATACTTCGCCAACGGAAAACTTGACGCTTTTGAAATTTACCCAGGCGCAATCGGGTATCGATGCCTGGATGTCGTACCCCATCAGACGAAGTTCTTTGGCGTATAACCGTCTTTCTTGCAGGCCGGCATGATTCAGCGAGGCTGCAAAAAGATCACGCACATCATTTGGTGTCATACCTTCACCCCCTTCACCACGCCCACAGCCAGAAGCAACATGGGAGAAGCAACTATCGCCAGCGCGAACAAAAGTGCGATGAGAGACAGCAAGGTTTTCATCTCAGACCCTTTCCATGTGCCGTATCTTCATTTTCATGGAGCGTCCTTACTGCGGCAGAAATGCTTAATACTTTTCCTCTTTGCTGTTCTGCCTTTTTTGCTTTGTGCAAATAGAGACCGTAATCGCAATTGCAGAAATTAATTGCGATTCCACTGAATGTTTGAATTACATCTTCAAGAGTGGCGGCGTTAAAGCTGAAAAACTCTCTATTCTCATTTACTCGAAAATGTGAAAACTCAGCATGCAATGCTCGCTCGTGCTCAAGAGCCCCATCCACTTCTGCATAGCAAACAAGATCGAAAGACATCGGTATGGATGTTGATCTAGATAGCTCATCTACTCTTTGCAGAGGGGATCTATCGGTCATTCCAATTTTGTAGATACCGGGCATGGCTTTATTTGCAAGCAGATAAACAAATCCATATCTCATACATACCCCCTATACTTCGCTGACAAAAATGGCTTTAGCGACTCAGGAACAGGACGCTGGTTCTCGTAAAATGCATCAGCTGCTAAACGCTGGGAATAGCCACCATTTGCCCGGTAAACACCGCGAGCTGTTTCGTCTGCAATCATCAGAGCCCACTCAAGACACACACGATCACCGGGCCCTTTTGCAACCGACTTCACTGCGGCACCTATTTGGGTGATGTGTTTCTCCGCCTGGGCCCGCGTCATCTTCGGGGCCTCTAACTGAAGCGAGTTGTATTCACCCTTTGGCGGAGTGATTTCACGAGTGCAGCATGCGGTAATGAATTCGTCAGAGCTTGGCGGATACTTGAATCGGCAAGTAAGACCATGCTGAATGTCTGCCTGCGTCAGCTGGCGAAGTTCGTATGCCCAAACCTCCATTGCCTCAACGAGGCCGGAGTCTTTACCAGCATGTTGACCAGACGCCACGGCTTGGCCAGAGCGGAACTTGTCAACGAACGCGTTACCAAAGCGCCCGCGAAGACTGCGGAAAATCATGGCTATAGTCGCCGGATCAATTTGAGAGGGCATGGTTGCTCCCGTAATGAGATCCGACACCGATGGTGTCGCAAGCGTTAGCGATGGCGTCGGCGCGAGTCTGCCGCTCGGGCGGCTTTGTTACCCATTCAGACTTGAAGCCCTGCCAGCCGCGCTCAATGCAGGTCCGTAATGCTGCCTCTAGCGACATTCCGGCACGAAAAGCTTCTTTCGTGATTCCATCAAGTGCGGTCTGAGTGAGCTTGGATCGCTTTTGTTTACGCAGATCCAAGTAATCGGCTGCAACCTGCTTCGATACACCGATGCGTTCCAGGTCCGAAGTGGTGATATGACGAGATTTCTTTTCCGCGGCAATAGGCGCGGAAATAGTTACTACGCCAGTAGTAACTTCTGTATCTGTATCTGTATCTGGTGGCGTTACTGTAACGTTACATCCACGTTTCGATGTGCTCCGCTTGCTTTCACGATGCTTGCGAACCCTTTCTGCGCTTGAATCTGAGACGTATTGACGCTTGTTCCAGTGCAGTATGTTGTTGCACTCATCAATGAATCCCTTGGCAATAAAAACCGACTTAGTTTCAGACCATTCTTCGTCTGTGATGCGCAGTTGAAACGCTACTTCGCAATCTTGTAACGTTACATCTCCGTTACTGCAACGCATGCAAAGAAGCATGATGAAGCGTCGCTGCATAGACTCATTCATCATCTGAATCTTGGGATCCGTAGCGAACTCGCCATAAAGGCGAAACCATAAATTGCTCATGCTGCTTTCCTTTGCGCCATGTAGACGACTTCGCGGCCCACATCTCTGCGGGTGATGGCGCCATCGTCGGCAAGCTGGGAAGCGTTGGCAGAAGCGCATTCGAAAGTGATGCCAAGGGCACGGCCAATCTCGGAGATGCTGTATCCGGCGCGGTGCTGGGCGAGAAGATCCAGGATCTTGTTCATCAGCGGGCGAGAGATCAGCGCCTTGTGGCGGGTCTTGATCACCTCGTTGTCCTGCCACATTTCCAGCACCACTTTGTGCGGCCGGAAGTTGGCGCGATCCCAGGCCTCATCAGCCGGCATTTCGGACGGGATGTCTACGTTGAAAGTCTGAGTAAAGTCGGTCATAATGACTCCTAGTGATGCGTTACAAACCCCTGCGAGCCGCTCCAACGGCTATGACCAGGGGTTTTGTTTTTGCCCTATCGGGCAGTACCCCAATGTCCATCCAACGGTGAAGATGAGTTAGCGCTCATCACTTTGGAGTGGACATGGACATCGACAGCCACGAACTAACCCTCAATTGCCCAAGCTGTGGCCAAGAATTCAGCGAGACGATCGGACGGCTGCGCCAGAATCCGAACTTTCCCTGCGTTGGCTGCGGCGCCTCGATCACTATTGAAGCGGACGAGCTCGACACTGCTTTGCAGGCTTTGCCAGAAGAGTTGGACGCGCTCGGGGAACAACTGAAGAAGCTGTTCGAGTGATGCCATGGCGGCATCAATGGCCGATGTGTCCAGTTCCAGGGCGATGCGAACTTCATTCATTGCGATCTCCTAAGCCTTGATTTCCACCATCCGGCCGCCTTTGCCGGGAACTTTGTAAGCGCTCAGCTTGCACTGCCCGTTCTCGCCAGGCTTGTAGACCACCAGTACGGCCGGGAACGGCGCCTTGGCCTTCGCCCCATCGAACCGTAACCGCTTGTCTAGCGCGCGGATCTCCGCAGCCTTGAGCGCGTGGCGATGGAACCATCGGGTGTCCATCCGCGCCGGCACCAGGCAGACCACTAGGGCACCATCGATGCTTGAGCGGTAGGCCTTGGCCATCCACAGTTTGATCTGGTGACCGAACGGCGGATTCATCCAGACGACGTCCTGGCTCCAGTCTTGGGCGAGCCCATCCTGCTCCCGCGTGAAAAACCGATCGCACTTGGCGTTCTCCGCCGTAGCGCAAACATCCAGCGTGAACCCGAATTCCGCGTTGAGCTGATCAAACAAGGCCTGCGGAGTGGGCCATTCGTCTTTGCCAGTGCTGAAGTGCACGTTTTCAGCCATTCGCTCGCTCCACCATGACCATCAAGTTCTTCATGAACCGCATGGCGAGAGCCACAAAGTCAGCACGCCGGATGTCGTGGCGCCCCAGCCATTGCCTGATGTCCACGCCGTCGTTGCCGCGGCTCATGCATTGCAGCTGGTAGAGCAGGGCGTCATCAGGGGAGGAAACCTCTCCCTCCTGACGCACCAAAGAAAATCCAAATTCATCAGCGAAGAACTGCAGAAGGCGAAAATCGCCAGTGACTTGCATCAAGCGGAACAACTCTGGGGTGGTGAAGTGGCTGGCCTTCTCGTCCGTTTTGTTCGGATTGGCTTTGTTGCGGAACGAGTTGTAGTTAACGCCCATCAGCTCAGCCAGCTCTTGCTGGCCTCCGCCGTAGGCATCAACGGTGTCCTTAATCGCCCAGAAAAGCTTGGTGCTCAAGTCTGTTCTCCGGTCAGTGAATAAAAAATGATCATTTTTTATTCGCTTGGGTTATTCGATACTTCGGCATGTGATCTGGAAGGCCGTCCGATGACTGTCTTTTGAGCGGTCATCAAAGAAACCAAATCCATTCGTCCATCGGAGGCTTTAACCAAACGATGGGCCAAAGAGCGAGAGGGATAACGATGGCAAGAGGCAATTTGCTTGAAGTAACCAAGGGAAGTTCCGGCAGCAATCGCTACCCGGCTAGCCTCTTCAACACCGTATGTCCTGATGAATACGCAAGCGTCCATAGCAAAAGAATAGCAAGTTGCTATTCTGCGCGCAAGCACTTTTGTCAGGAAAAAACAAGCAAGATGCTTGTTCCTGTCGATAGCAATTTGCTTTCAAATGGAGGGATGGAAAACAAGGATATTCGCCGGGCGAACCTTGGCCGGCTGATCAATGAATACGGGACTATTCGCGCTCTTGCTGATGTTGTGGACACTGCTCCGAACTACATCAGTGAGATCAAGAATGGTGTTCGCGACATGGGTCACAAACTGGCACGAAAAATTGAAGAGCGAACCGGTAAGCAATCTGGCTGGCTGGATCAGTTGCAAGAAGACGACATGTCATCTGACGATGTGATCGTTGCTTCTAGCATTGACGAGCTGGCTGAAAAGATTGGCGAGCTGGAGACAGAGAAGCTTCACTCTCTGATTGCTAAAGCCCTTGAACTGCATGGAAGGAAAAAGGCCACATAGTGGCCTCACGCCTACCTTTCAAAGAATGCCATCAGGTTATCGACATTTCCAGTAGGAAAAACTCTAAGCTTCCCATTCTTTGTCAACTGTAAGACAAGCTGTGCTTCCAATGCGTCATCATCATTGCTGTCAGATTGCATACAGCCTTTCATAAGATGCGTTTTATCGCAGCGGTTACGGTCTTCCCCTGAGCTAGCCATTTTATTCTCCTCGTCAAGTCGGGCATTGTCTGTCGCTGACTGTCTTCTGTCAGTCATGTTCTGTCGTTATGTGGACTATTGTCCGACTGAAATGCGTCAGCGTCACTAGCGAAAGTGATAGTAGACAGAAAAAAACTGTACTGATGCGAAACTTTTGATTGTTAATGCATTGTTTAGAATGCATTACATTTCTCCATTCCCTATTCGGTACATCAACTGTTCCATAGAGTCGCACCCAAACTCAATCTTGAGCTGATCGAGGTTGTATCTTACGGTGCTTAGAGGCATGCTTAAATGTGATGCTATCTCTTTTTGTGTAAGCCCATGCTTAATAATGCAGTGTATTATGGAACGCTGATTGTTTGTCATTTTCGCTAAAAGTCGCTCTGACGCGAAAACTCGATAGGCTACGTGAGAGAGTTCAGGCAGGACCATGGACAGCGTTTCGCGCAGTACCGGGCAGTCTTCTACCTGCTGTCCGATCAGCGACATGAAGATGCGGCAGTCACCGATTTTGTTGATGAAGGTGAGTCCGTGCGTCATCTTGAAACGCCGGCAGTCTTCGATGTATGACTGCACTGTGCGAGTGGGGGACGCAGGATTGAGCCACTGGCTCCAGATGATGGGCTCTCCGGCCGGCGCCAGCGCCACGGGGTCGATTAGATGGTATTTGTACTCTGCGTAGCGCAACAGCCACGCTTCTGGCCACCCGCGGTTCACTACCATGGCCGACTGCAGATCATCATCTCCACAGAATCCAACTAGTATGGCCGGCGCTTCAGCAACAGCGCTGATCACCGCCAGCGCGGCTTCGATGTCTTCACGCGATCTTGCTTTGAGCAACATGCTCTGGAAGGCGGTGGTCTGGTATACGCTTACTGCTGTTTTTGTTGTGAGCAGCCTGGTCACTTCAGGCAGTCTGGTGATGAATTCCTGCATAGTCTCCTCCTAAATTAAACTTAAGACACGGAGGAAGCGTATGGAAATAGAATGTTCTGATGATGAAGATCAATCGGACTATTGCGACCATTTCGTTGAGCTCACCGACATGGTGGCAGGGCAGAAAATAGAAAACCCGCCGAGGTAGGCGGGTGTTTTGTCGTTGCTACATGCTCGACAGAGAGTAAAGGATGTCGGCTAGGTCTGCGCGTTCTATCTTGCCTTCAGCCACATCGACCATGATCTGTTCAAGCTCTGGATTTCGCTCTACCGTAAAGTTTTGTTGTTTCAGGTAGGTTAAGGCCGTCACAAGAGCCGTTCGTTTGTTCGCGTCTGCGAAAACATGACCACGAGCTAAAGCAATGGCGTACATGGCCGCATGTTCGAAAACATCGTCAAGATCAACGTATAACTTCAGGTTCTCGACTCGTTCAAGCGCAGCTTCAAGCCTTCCGGGGTCTGCCTGTCCAGCGAGACCAGGCTCATCCTCCAGGATCAGATCATGAATTTCTTGAACCTGACCTGGAAGGATGGCCCTGTCAGCGATCGCCAAGAGCCTTAATCACTTTTTTGTGCTCGCCGATCACCTTCTTCGCCGAGGTTACAACAGACTCTGTGGCTAAGCATGGAGAGGTTGGTGTAACGGCTACGCGCTTCTTTATGTCTATCCCATAGGAGTTGCGCGCCACATTTTGTATCGCGGTCTCTCTTTTGGTTACTGACTCAGCGGATCTTTGAACCGCCAGACTTGTGGTCTGCTTGTGTTTGTTGGTTCCCATTTGACCCTCCTTGTCTATCGGTTAGTGATGGGTAGGTGCTTCTTTTATGTGGGTATAGCATTTGACACTCATATCATGTCAAGTTTCATTCAGACAAATTAGGTTGTCACTTTGTAACGTATTTTCCTTTAGTAACAACCATTTTGCAATCGCGCGCGTCACGTTGTTGGTCATGTGTGCCCTACGACAGGCCGCTATCTGCACCTCACTCCATGCCGCTGTAAGTAGTTCTGATCCGTCAGGATGTTGGTGGAGAAGAACTCACTTTCCGGTCGGATCGTGGCGCCATCCCTACGAAAGATGAGGTTGATATCCGTGGCTTCCCCGCTGTAAGCGCGCCGGAGCTTGGGGAAGAACTGCAGGTGTATATAAGGCTTCTGCTTGTCAAAGCCGATGCTGGCGCCGTTGGCCGCATCCATCCCGCCGCTACACCTGGTCATGAAGTTGAACAGGGTCTGCCCGTCGGCCAGCTTGATTTGCTTCGCGAAGAACAGGCCGATCTGGAGGTCCTGCCGGTTGAGGCGAACCGTTTCAGGATCGCCAGGAGCCAGTCCAGGCATTTTCGGGACGCGGACGGCCTTGATGTCCGGGTACGTCTTCAGCGCGTGCTTTTGTAGCAGCTCCCATCCGTCAGCTGGGCTCTCCAGTGCGTACTTCTCCGCCGGCGACATCGGCACGTTGATTGTCACCCCCGCCGTCGCGCCCGCGGCCACTACCAACCCCATCACCACCATCACTCTCATCTCGATCTCCTTGTGACGTTGGCATTGTAGGGGGCTTTGCGATGCTGATGGCAAGCCGAACTTCCTATGGCGTTCCTTTGGCCACAAGCATCCCGCTTACTTCTTCCAATCAAATTCACCCTGCGCCTTTGGTGTCTTTGCAACACCTCACAAAAAAATAGCAATTTGCTATTGCATAAACAGATAGCAAGTTGCTATTGTTACTTCAACAGCGCAACACACCGCGCACTGATCCTTAACAGACAAGTACCACCGCCATCCGGCAGCAATGCCGAAACAGTGCCTGCAAGACGACAGTAAGGTTGGTGAGCGCGAGTAGCCCAGGTCCGGCGCTAGAGCGAGGGAGGTTCAACGAATCTCTCCAAGGACACAGCTACACGGTTTCAGCTCGCTGATGTTGGTTGATGGAGCGGCGCCATCTCAGGCGCGAAGAAAGTCAGTCAGGCGTGAGAACCACCCTTGGCGACAGAGAGATGCCAAGCCCACCGTGGCAGAAAACGGGGGAGGAAATACCAAGCCACCCACCCGATGCGCGCCGCAAGGCGATGGCAAGGGCCTTAAATCGCAGATGAGGGGAGGGTGGTGTGGAGTGAATCGCCGCTTCGAGAGAGGCGGCACATTGAAGCGGAATGCGCAGGCTGATGCGCTCACGCCGGATGGGAACCACTACACGGCGCGATGGGCAACGCATGAGAGTAACCGAACCCTGTTGACAGGGAGTGCAATCAGTGAAAGCTGGGCATGAGTAGGGATATTTCTTCAGTTGCGGGTAGTGGATGCCGGAGATCAGCACCGGCCCGCTTCAATGTGTGATGCAGTACAACCTTCAGCACGAGGAGTTAGCCATGAAAATCCGTATTGGACACCCGGCATACACTGGCCGCAACGCCATGAAATGGCATGAAACCTATGGTGCAGCCCTCCGTGATCTTTTGCAGCGCGGCATCAAAATGGCGGAAGCGCAACGCGCCCTGTCGCTCGCGAAAAAGAACCCGGGTGCTGTAGCAGATACCGAACACGAGTTCCGCGGCGCCACCTCCGGCAAGGTCTACACCGAATTCGCATGTGAAGTGATGTTTAAGTAGTAAGGACTGGTGACCACGGCCAGGCGACCGAGCAAAGGAAGCGAACGGGTGGAGGTGGCAGGCGAGTACTGGGCCACGGATGGCGCTACGGCGCACCAGATCACTAGCCGTGTGGCGAACGGCAGAACGCAGTCAACCAGCCTTATATACGACGACATCGCAACACAATCAGCCGGATGAGCATCGCTACCGGCGCCGGACGCTGTACCCGGCAAGCCGCTTAGCGATAGGCGGCACATTGAAGCGGCGGCGTGGAAAGCAGACACGCTGATACATCCTAAGCAGTGATTGAGTTGGACCGGCAGCGTGGCGAAATCCACGTCGGGGAGCTCCGATAGTCCGCACGGGCATCGCCTCTGAATGTCACTGGTGCAAATCCAGTAGCCGAAAGCAAAAGGCTGGAGGCTGGCGTAGTCAGGGACTCAGGATGCAACGACTGCATTAGCCGGAGTAGCGCCCGGCCCGCTTCAATGTGAGCAGCACAACCAGGAGAAGGCAATGAGTATTGAGCAGGAAATCCAGGCAAAAGGCCTGACCGCGCCGCGCATCACGCCGGCTGATATCGAGGCGGAAATCTCGAGCGAGCACTACTTCACTGCAGCAGACGGTGTCGTTGGAAATGACGAAGTCGACACCCCTTGCAGTACTCGTGATTGCATTCAGCTCGGCCTGCTGACGTTCTGCGTCCTGGTTCTGCGCAACGGCTTCACCGTCACCGGCGAAAGTGCCTGCGCCAGCCCGGAGAACTTCGACGCCGAGATCGGTCGCAAGATCGCACGCCAGAACGCGGTATCGAAGGTTTGGCCGCTGATGGGCTACGAGCTGCGCACCCAGATCACGAACCGTGAGCAGATGCCCACGAACACAGGGTTGTAAAAAGCAACACAAAGGCGAGAGCGGCCTAAACGGCTTTTCCGACTGACCGGCGTAAGCGGTTATCACCGTCAGATATGAGGGAAGGCCGCGCTGGGAGCGGTTGACGGACCCAGGCCAACCGTTATGCCGCCAAACTAGATGAACATGGTTAAGCGCAACTATGGGTGCCGGTGCAAATCCGGTCGGCATAACAGTTGGTGATCGCGTGGAGCTAAGCGGCTTCGGCCCCGGACTTTGAAGCGCGACGAGAGCGCCAGCCTTGAGATAGGGATGGACACCAACAACCCAATCAGGCAGACCGCTTTGCCGAGCGCGGTCCCTCCACGGTGCTTGGACCGTGTTTGCCGAATAGACCAAGACGACCCGGTGAGAGGCCGGGGCCAACACAAGAGCGGCGGTGTGGATGGACACACCTGAACCCTATCGATAGCCAGAGCTATCGTCCGAGTAGGGTACGAATGACGGGAACATTAAGCCAGTGTCGAGTCTGGCCCGCTCCTGTGTTGGTGAGAGCAGCGCAACCTTGGCAGGCTAATGGGGCGCCACCCCAGCGCATGCCGCCACTTATTCGCCCGCAAAGCGGGCTTTCTTTATGGGAGTACCGCAATGGAAATCACTCTGCCTGAGCTGAAAGATGGCGAGAAGTACGCTGGCCTGATCCTGGTTGACGGCAAGCCGTCGCATCATGTTGTGCTGCTGGATGGCGATGTAAAGATGGCGTGGGAAGATGCGCTTGCTTGGTCCGCAGAGCAGGGCGGCGACCTGCCGAGCCGCGAAGAGCAGGCGCTCCTGTACGCGAACCTGAAGTCCGAGTTCGAGTGCGATTGGTACTGGAGTAATACGCAGTACTCGCGCAGCAACGCGTACGCGCAGGAGTTCAGACTTGGCAGTCAGCACTACAACGGCAAGTACAGCACTTTGCGTGCGCGAGCCGTCCGCAGATTACCCATTTAGCCATTCATAAATTCAGCCGCCGCAAGGCGGCTTTCTCTTTGGAGGATGCCATGTCGACCATGACCATTAAATCCAAGAAGAACACCATCTATCGTGGCCGGCGTGCCACGTACTTCCAGATTTTTGAAGGGGAAACGTTCATAGCGGAAGGCTTCGCTCCGGGGCATGACGCCACGGACGCAGCCTGCTGCGCATCCTACTGGGGAGACTGACATGAAACGTGAACTGCATTTTGTATGTGCGCTGCTTGAGGTTTTGAAATTCGGGCATGAGCGCAGTTGCAGCTGGATGGTGGAAGAGGCCATGCCGCAGCAGGCCATCATTATCTGGTGCTGATTTAGAAGACCCCACCGTACCGCGCCGGTGGCCGCGAAAGCGGGTTACTTCTCGGCGCGCGCTCCGTCCGACAAGCGCGGGTGAGCAGGACCTTCGGCCTTATGCAACAGCGCCGGCAGTCCTCGCCGATAGCCTGATGCCGGTTGTACCAACCCCGCCTTGAGCGGGTTTTTTATTGGAGCAAGAGATGAAAACGTGGAATGTCGATTTCGTGCCGCGCGGTAAGCGCGGGCAAACAAGCTTGCGCGTCGAAGGTGTCCGCGCTTCTGACCGTAACGCCGCGATCATCACCGCGGCATCGCAAGAGCAGATTAATGCCGCTGACTACAAGACTAAGGCGCAACTGTCGTCCGAAGGCGCTGGGTTCGGTGGAGTGCAGAGATGACTGAACTGGAAAAGAAGCTGCTGGAGGCGCTGGAGCAATTGGTGCGCACAATTAAACTGCAGCGACCATACGGGGCGACGCTTAAAAAAGCGGAAGCAGCCATCGCAGCCGCCGAGGCCGCCCAGCCGATGAAGAGACGCAAACCGGACGCCGGTCATCCTGTACTACAAAAACTCATCGATTCGATATATCTTGTGGATGGTATTGCGTGTTGGGATTACGAATTCATGTATGACGTGCGCGATGCATTGAATGCAGCCACTAGCACCAAGTCGTCGCCCAACTATCCGGCCGTGCCGGATACGTGGGTTTCCGACCTGAAAATTATCGAATCGTGCATAAAAGACTGCGCAGCTTTGATTCCAAAAGGGATGCGAAACGATGCGCTGATCGCAGTCGGCAATCTTCTCGCCACCGTCACCCAGCCGGCGGTTGTGCCGGATGAGTGGCGAGACGTGATGGAGCAGGCTGCCGAATCCTTGGATGACAACAACTGCCTTGAGCAAGCCCACCATTTGCGCGCCATGCTCGCCGCTGCGCCGGAAACCGTCAAGGATTCCTTGATAGTTCAGCAAGCGCAGGCGTTTTGTGAGTGCCATACCTGCCAGCCAATCACACTGGACAACATGCGGATGATTCTATGCCCGGTTTGCGGCAACAAACGCTGCCCGCATGCCAATGATCATCGCAATGCCTGCACTGGTAGTAATGAGCCAGGACAGGTTGGCAGCTTCTATTCGGCCGCGCCGGCTCCGGGTCGGGTCGAACAGCCGACTTATAGTTCCGATGCATCCATGCGTCTCACCATTGACAGCATGAAGCGGATTGGACTGGCTCTGGCATCGCACATTTCACAGCAAAAGCGAAACCGAGACGGACTGTCACCGTTACATTGGGATGACACGGAGCGCAACAGCATTTCGCAAGAAATTTCCGACCTTGAGCCGCTATGCGAATTCATCAGTGGCCATGTGAAACTGATGCGCCAGCAAGGTAACGGCGTCACGTATCTCTGTCTGAAAAATTGCGATGCTGGCCGCAATGAAAGGGGCGAGTGATGACCAAAAGCATCGAGTTGATGGAGGCAGAAAACGAGGCGCTGCGGATCTGCGCCACGAAGTATCTGCAATGGCTGAATTTAATTAAGCCGGATAAAACGCTGAAGGAGGACATGCACGACCCTGACATGGTTGGTGCAGAGTTGGCCGCCACGTTAGATAGGCTTAGCCAGAAAGGCAACTCAACATGAAACCTCCCAGCAAACAGGCCATCCGCGCCATCGGCGGGAGGCATCTTCTCTACAACGACAACTGCAATGTCTACCTGACTGGCTATCAACAAGCAGTAATAGACATGCGCCGCGACTTCGACGACCTGAAGCTGCGGTCGATGTCGAAAGAGCGGGTGATTGGCTTCTTCCAAGATAGGCTGGATGAGATGAAGGAGACTGCAAAGTGAGCGCATACGACATTGATCTGCAGCGCCCGTGGGCGCGCACCCGCCAGCGCGTCACCGTCATTGCTCTCGACATCAAGCGGGCGGTGAAAAGCGCCGAAGATATGACCGGCATGGTCGCCTACGGCTGGAGGAAAGTCTCATGACACAGTTCCTGCTTAGATTTGCTGGCGGCCTACTTCTGGTCGCCATTTTTTTTGCGGTGCAGATGTTGGTGCAAGCCGCGGAGCAGCTGTAATGGGCTGCGCTGTCATTGGCGATCTGTCGCGGCATATCGCGGCTGAGACGCGAGCAGAAGAGGAGCGGCTGGACATCGAGCGGGCCCGTGATGCGTACATCGCGGACGGCGTGGACTGGGATGACGCCGCGTGTCGGAACGAAAAGACGCGGCAACTCAGCGCCATGGCATTGGCGGCAGCGTATGCCGGTGATGTCCGTGCAGCAAAAGACCTGGCCGGACAGCTGTTGGATGAAGCCGCTGGCGATTACTACCGGTGTGAAATGGAGAAAGCAGCATGACGCCCATCGAAGCTATCAACGCCATCGCGGCGCACCGCCTGGATATCCATTTCCACCGGCCTGAGCGCGGGAAGATTTCTGTCTGGTCCGAAGAACAGCGTGAGCGTGTCTACGCGATGCTGCATGAATACCCGGACGAGTTGTCTGCGCTGTGCGGCGCGGTTGAAATGTGGGTTTCGCGGTACGGGGCACCCGCTCACGAGGAAGCCGCATAAGCTGTTTTAGGAGAAGGCAAAGATGATCGAGGTATCGGAAATATACGTCGATGTCAGTGACGTTTACGTGTTGTGCCCGCATTGCCATGAGAGGCAGGGGTATTGGTACGAGGATCCGAAAGGGGCCAGCACGGTTTGTGATCAGTGTGAGAATGATTTTTCGGTGAGCGCGGCGGCTGAGCTTCAAATGGAAGGCACCAACAGCTCAACGAATCATTCGCTGGTCGAAAAACTTCAAGCCGACTATGCCGCTCAGGGCCTGGCACTCAAAGCGGCCAAGGCCATGCAGGCTGGCGAGACGGAGCGGGCTGATAGGGCGGAACGCGCACTTCTGCGAGCTGGGTGGACTCACGCAGCAGGTTGCGCTGAATGGAAGCCGCCCCTTGGGCCATCAGCCTATCCATTGCTCGAAAAAATCGACAACCTGATGGCGGAGCTGGAGTTAGAGTCCGCCATCGCGGCGGTGAAGGGCGGTGCGGCATGACCCACAACAACGGCGGTCCGGCGTTTCCGGCAAGCTCTGCCTTCTTCAAAGGCATGACCCTGCGCGACTACTTCGCTGTAAAGGCTCCTTTGTCTCAAGAATGTATTGGGTCTATAGCCTATCAAATCGTCGGCAGGAAAGCGCCAGAGTGGACGGAATTTATGGAAACCAATAAGGATGCACGGATTGCATACCAGTTGGAAAAACTGAAATACGAAATGGAGCTTGATGCCGCTTTGCGCTTCATGTGGGCCGACGCCATGCTGGCGGCGCGCGAGAAGGGTGGTGCGGCATGAAACTCGCAATAGCATTTGCGTGGATAGCATTCTGGGTTGGTGCGGCATACATGTCGATAGGCATGCCGCCGAAATGCGCACCCGCAACCTGGGACGTTGTCCCGGCGGTATTTTTCATGATGGCAATCCCATCATATCTGTCATACCGGTTCGGACTAGATGTTGCGGCGGTTACATCGAAAGCGTGGAAAGGAGACCAAGCATGTTGAGCCGCAACAACGTGATCCGCTTGGCGCGGGAAGCTGGAATGCAATTCGGCACAAGAGCGCTGCCAAACCTAATACTGACTGGCACGGTGTCGCTTGAAAAATACGCGGCGCTGGTGGCTGCGGCCGAGCGCGAGGAATGCGTACAAACTGCGCTTTCCATACTGGAAAATCCATATGCTGACAGGGTGCGATGGGTGGCTAAACAGATTGCCTCAGACATACGCGCTCGTGGTAAGAAAGGTTTTTAAACATGGGCATCCTAGCCTTTCAAGCGATGCAGTTTGCGTTCAAGGTACACGCAAATCAGCGGCGAAAATACACAAACAACCCGTACACCGACCACCTTGCCGAGGTTGCTGGAATTGTGGCCGCAGTTGTCGAGCCTCCAAACTTGGATTCCTTGGTGGCAACGGCATGGCTTCACGATTGCGTCGAGGATCAGGCAATCAAACTTGGCGATCTCATGCGTCTATTCGGTGCCGAAGTGGCATGCGGCGTCATGCTGTTGTCTGATCTAGAGACTGGCACTCGTGCAGAAAGAAAGGCAGCCAGCCGCCTCAGATTAACCGAGGCACCGTGGTGGGTTCAAACGATCAAGGTCGCCGATATGATCAGCAACACCTCCAGCATCGTCGAGCACGACCCGAAGTTCGCTGCCGTTTACCTCGAGGAAAAACGCCTACTGCTTGATGTTCTGACAAAGGCAGACCAGAGGCTAGTCGAGATGGCGCGCAACCAAATCAATATAGGGGACGCAACATGATCGGCCACGACACCACCATCCGCGACTGGCTGGAAATCAAGCAGCGCGCTCGCAGCCACGACCTTCAACCAAACATCAAAACCCCACCGATGCCGCCCGAGCTGAAACGCCGGCGCGACGACAGCGAAGAGCGCCGAATGTTTAGGCTGCTCGCAGGGGATGAACCCATTCAACAGGCCGCTTAAGCGGCCTTTTTAATTTCCGAGAGAGATATGGCCAACCAACTGGAAACACTGCAAGGAGACATCACCGCGATTGCGCCGCAGTTTGACGCGGTGCTTTCCGATCCTACGCTCAACTTCGGCGCTGAGTCGGGGTTCGCCATGCAGATTCTGCAAGGAAACGACTTCTTGGCGAAGATCGCCTACGGCAACCGACAGTCTTTTGTAGATGCTGTGGTCAATGTGGCCGCCATCGGCATCAGCCTGAACCCGGCCAAGAAGCAAGCATATCTGGTGCCGCGCAAGGGCAGGGTGTGTCTCGACATCAGCTACATGGGCATGATGCACCTCGCCCAGCAGACCGGTGCCATCCAGTGGGGCCAGGCGCTGATTGTCAACAAGAACGACAAGTTCCAGCGCACCGGTATCGATAAAGCACCGCTTCATGAGTTCAATGATTTCGCCAGTGAGGAAGAACGAGGCGAGATTGTCGGCGCATACGTGGTTGTCAAAACTGACGGAGGCGACTATCTCACACACACGATGACGATAGCCAAGATCAACAATATCCGTGATCGCTCTGAGGCATGGAAGGCGTACCAACAGGGGAAGTCAAAAGATTGCCCATGGGCTTCCGATCCTGAAGAAATGTGCAAGAAAACTGTTGTCAAGCAAGCGGCAAAATACTGGCCGCACCGTGATCGGCTTCAACAGGCCATTCACTACATGGACACCGAGGGCGGCGAAGGCTATGCCCGCGAGCCAGAACGCGACATCACGCCATGCACGGGCGAGCAGCAAGCACACCTTACGGCGCTCTTGGAAGGCTACGGCCGCACCTGGCAACAGCTTTCTGCCGTCTACCCGAAAAATGCCCCTTACAAGGGACAGCCAATGGAAGCCGTGACCGAGCTGGACATGGACACGTTCATTCGATTCGTTGAAAGGAAGCTCAATGATACCCCGCAGCAACAAGCAGCTTAGATCTGACCTAACCCGTCTAACGATGCAGCACATGGGTTTCGACGGCGCGAACGTCGCCCAGGGGTCTGATAGCTGGGAGATGATGCGGCTGGGTGTGATTACCGCCAGCCGGGCCAAAGATCTAATTGCCACCGGCGGCATGGCGCCGTTCCCGGAAGACGTTGATATTGTCAAAGACGGCCGGATCAACCGAGTGTCTTTTGATGGAAAGACCTTCGAAGGCACAAAAGCCGAGTGCATCAAGTTTGTCCGCTCCCTGCTGCCGCCTCTACCATCAGACATGCGCAATACCTACTTGATGGAACTCATTGCCGAGGTTGCCACTGGTCAGCAGAAGCGCTCCGGCGGCAAAGCATCTGCATGGGGGCATGACTATGAAGAGTCATGCGTTGGGTTGTACGGGTTCGACGCCGGCCTCGAAGTTGAAACCATCCCGTTTGTCTATGGCGACGACACCATGCGCTTCGGCGCAAGCCCTGACGGTCTGCTAGGCGACACAAGCGGGATTGAGGCAAAAAACCCGTTTAACACCGCCGTGTATCTCAAGTTTGTTCTGAATGGTGAGATCAAGCCGGAGTACATCGAGCAGGTTCAGTTCTCGATGTTTGTCACCGGGCGCGAGCAGTGGGTACTCGCAAATCACGATCCAGACGTGCGCAACTACATCATGCACAGCATCAAGATTGATCGCGATGAAGCGAAGATGAAGACCTTTGCTGATGCGGTGGGCCAGTTCACTTACGAGATGGACAAGCACCTAACGAAGTTGGGCTACACGTTCGGTGACCAATGGTTGCATCTAATCGATAACAGAAAGGCGGCATAAGATGGCAGCCGAAGACATCAAAGACCTCGTAGTCATCGAAAAGACCTCCGTTCAGGAGGTCTTTCTACATCGCCCCACCCTAGACGGAATATTGGATCAGATCCGCACCAAGGCTTTGAGCATCGCGCCGGATTTGTCCACGGCGACAAGCCGCAAGAGCATTGCTAGCGTGGCCTACAACGTGGCCAAGGCTAAAACCTACTTGGATGACCTAGCCAAGGAGCGAGTGGCCGAACTGAAGGAGTTGCCGAAGCTGATCGACGAAAACCGCAAATACATGCGGTATTCCCTAGATGCTCTCAAGGACGAAGTTCGTCAGCCATTGACCGATTGGGAAGCCGAGCAAGAGCGCATCGCCGCAGAGAAAAAAGCGGCTGAAGAGGCTGCAGCCCTAGCTCGCCAGATCGAAGCCGATCACGAAATCGGCCTGCTGATGAACCGCGAGCATGACCGTTTGGCCGAGGAAAAGCGCCAAGCCGAACTACGCGCCCAGCAGGAGCGTGAGGCTGAGATAGCGCGGCAGGCCGAAGAGAGGGCGCGTCGTGAAGCTGAGGAGAAGGCCGAGGCCGAGCGACAGGCAGCCATGCGTCGCGAGCTTGAAGCAAAACTTGCCGCCGAGCGGGCAGAACAAGAGCGCGAAGCAGCCGAGCAACGCGCCAAGGATGCCGAAGCCCGCGCCGTCCGCGAGAAAGCGGAAGCAGAAGAGCGAGCCAGGCAGGCGGCCATCGAGGCTGAAGCAAACGCAAAGCGAGCAGCCGAGGAAGCTGCCGCAGCAGAACGGCGCCGGCAAGAGACGGAAGCTGAGGCGAAGGCCGCCGAAGAACGCCGTCGCGCAGCCGATACTGCCCACCGTGCAATGGTGAACCGTGAGGCGCTGGACGACCTGATGGCTACCGGGTTGAACGAGGAACAAGCCAAGGCCGTGGTTTGCGCCATCGTCAAAAAGCAAGTGCGCCACATCGCCATCCAATACTGAGGACAATCATGAACAGCATATCTTTCGACGGCAGATTAGCCGCCGACGCCGAACTGCGCTACACCCCCAGCGGTGAGCCGGTACTGTCGTTCCGCGTAGCCAGCGACATCGGCTTTGGCGAGCGCAAGAGTACCAACTGGTTCAGCTGCCAGGTATGGGGCAAGCGTGGTGAATCGCTGAAGAATTACCTGGCCAAAGGCCAGCAAGTCACCGTTTACGGCCAACTGACCCTGCGCGAATGGGAAGACAAGGATGGCAACAAGCGCTTGTCCCCAGATGTGCGCGTGAACGAAATCAGCCTGCAGGGCGGCCGGCAGGAAGAAGGCGGATCAGCGACGCCGCGCCAGGAAGCCCCGGCCGCGCCCCGTCGCCAAGAGCCGCGCCCGGCGCCCAAACAGTTTGACGATATGGACGACGACATACCTTTTGCCCCGCTCGGCCTGCAGCGCCGCTTCAGCATCTACTCAATGTAATGAGCATTAAACCGCACCGCCGTCGGATGTGGATCCGCGCGGCATTACGAAAACAAGCCCGCCGTGCGCGGGCTTCTTCTTTGGAGCACATCATGTGCGAACACGACGAGAAACAAGGCGAGTGCCAATCGTGCAAAGCACTCGAAGAAGCCAACCACCGGCTTGCCGATGAAGTAGCCGGACTGAAGCAAGAAAACTCTTGGCTACGCAGTGGATTGAGAGAGCGCCATGAACTACCCGCCACTGAGAAGTAAGCCGCGGGTTGTGCAGGCGCTGGCTCAGCTTTTCGCTGAGCCGAAGTACTCAATCAGAAAACCGGTGGTTCTGACATACAGCCGGGCCAATGTCCTCGAAAAAGTTGGCAAGTTGCCTTCGGCGCTATTCACGGCGAAAGAGGCGATGCACTTGCTTTGCCTGAGCCTGGATTCGGCAAGAAAGATATGTCAGGACGGCTTAAAGCTGGGTCTTCTAGTAGTAGCCAAGAGGGATGGAAAGCTGATTTTTTATCGCAAGACAACCAGATCGTTAGATACGGAATGGAGATGAGCATGGAGAATTTTGAGGCAAAGCCGGGTGAGGCATTCGGTGGCGGATTTTATGTTGGTCGTTTTCGTGTTGGCTCAGCCGAATATGCTCTGGTTGTAGCACCTAAGTCTGTAGGTGAAATCGAAGGCGAATGGGGTAACTATGGCTTTGATGTGCCAGGTGCTCGTAGTTGCTGCGACGGTGCTGCGAATACCAGCGCGATGAAAGAGGCTGGTAGTGAACTCGCATCGGTGATTGCTGGGCTTGATATCAATGGTTTTCGAGACTGGCATCTGCCGAGCCGTGATGAATTGGAAATGTGCTTTCGGTACCTGAAACCGACGCCGGACGAAAACTATTGCACTTTCAGAGACGGTGACAATCCTAGCAGTATTCCGGTTGGCTACCCATACACAAAGCAAGATCCGGCACAGACGGCAGCCGATGCCTTCATGGAAGGAGGTGATGAGGCATTTAATCCTGCTTGGTATTGGTCATCCACGCAGTCCTCGCGCAACTACGCCTACGGACAGTACTTCGAAAATGGCACTCAGCTCATCAACGACAAGCACATCCTATTGCGTGCGCGAGCCGTCCGCAGGGTTCTCATCAGCAATTGATCAATTCATCTATTCAGCCGGACGCGCAGCGCCCGGCAGTTTCATCAGGAGAGTCGCATGCAACAAGTAACCATCAGCCTGCCGCTGGGCACAGCTATGCTCCATGCCCCAGCCGACGAGGCTGCCCGCGTCCTCATCGAGCACTTCACCCGACCAGCCAACAAGCCTGCGGCCTCATTGCCAAATATCGGCGAGTACTGGCGCGGCCAGGGCGGTGTCTACGCCGGCATGATGCGAGGACAGGACGGCCAGCCGGATTACCATCTGATCGTGCCGACCGGCCCGGTCGCCAGCGTGCAAGAGATAGCCTGGGGCGGTTACGACCACGACGAGCCGGACGCCAAGAGTGACTTAGACGGCCTGGCCAATACCCGGGCGCTCTGCGAGTCTGAGCGTGACCACCCCGCTGCCAAGTGGGCGGCAGGCCTAGTCATCGACGGCCACGCAGACTTCTACTTACCAGCACGTCGCGAGTTGTCACTTTGCTACGCGAATGTTCCTGAGTTGTTTGATAAAGAGTGGCACTGGTCCAGCACGCAGTACTCGCGCACCAACGCATACGGACAGGACTTCAGGCATGGCGGTCAGAACAGCACCGGCAAGGGCACCATCTTGCGTGCGCGAGCCGTCCGCAGATTGGCCAATTCAGCCCTTTAACCATTTCAGCGCGGGCTCGCCCCGCGCTCATTAAACACCATGGCATTGCATACCCAACTTCCGATTTACAAGGTTACTTACGACCTACTGACGCTGATCACCCGGCTCACAACCACAATGCCACGCGATTTCAAACGCTCTCTTGGCGATGAACTACGGCGTGAATGTGTTTGCCTGTCCATTTTGGTCTACCGGGCCAATGCAGCAAGGGACAAAGTACCGCACCTGGCGGAAATGCTGGAGCGCCTGCAGGTAGTTGAGTTGACCCTCCGGCTGTCTGTTGACATGCGGCTGATCGCGCGCGGGCAGTATGCCCAGGCCATCGAGTTGACGGGGAAGGTGGGCAAGCAAGCCCAAGGCTGGAAGAAGCACGCCGCCGCATCGCCCGCTGGCTGATCGTCAAGGCGATCAATCCTGTGCGATTTTGAATCTGGTCGTGCCGCTGGCTCACGAGGCCACCGATATGCGCTCTAGGGATACCGCCAGCAGAAGCTGGGCAGGTCTGGCGCAGTTTCTTCGCTGATTGGCCAAACCTTCAGTGGGGCGACGTAGATAGCACGAACCGACGCAGTACTCGCGCAACAACGCATACGAACAGAACTTCAAAAATGGCAATCAGAACAACAACGACAAGAACAACAAATTGCGTGCGCGAGCCGTCCGCAGATTCAAGCGTTGGCTTTTCTTTCCAGGAATTGGTGGCAGCCTACTTCGACTGCCGCCGCTCAAAACGCAATACCTCAAGCGCCCTGACTTTCGAGGTCGGACTGGAGCGGAACCTGTTGCAGCTTTACGAAGAACTCAAGGATGGAAGCTATCGACCTGGCAGGTCAATATGCTTCGTTATCACCAGTCCGAAGCCAAGAGAAGTATGGGCGGCTGATTTTCGAGATCGTATTGTGCATCACCTGCTCTACAACAAGGTGGCGCCTAGGTTCCATGCCTCGTTTATTGCCGATAGTTGCGCCTGCATCCCAGGACGCGGCACGCTATACGCAGCTGAGCGACTCGAAGCAAAGGTCCGCAGTATCACACAGAACTGGAGTCGACCGGCCTACTACCTTAAGGGTGATCTCGCCAACTTTTTCGTCAACATCGACAAACAAGTGCTGCACATCCTGCTCTCCAAGAAGATCTGCGAGTCTTGGTGGATGTGGCTGGCCGAGATGATTCTGTTTCACGATCCTCGCCAAGATTTTGAATATCGTGGTTCGCTTGGACTGTTGGCACGAGTTCCGCCGCATAAGCGGCTTCTAGAGCAAGCTCCGCACCTCGGTTTACCGATCGGCAACCTCAGCAGCCAGTTTTTCGCAAACGTCTACCTGAATGAACTAGACCAGTTCGCCAAACACCGTATTGGCGCGCGCCACTATATCCGCTACGTCGATGATTTTGTAATCCTGCACGAGTCACCGCAGTGGCTTAACGGCGCACTACAACAGATTGATGCTTTCTTGCCAGAAATGCTTCATGCCAGGCTGAACCCAAAGAAAACAATACTGCAGCCAATCGCCAGGGGAATAGATTTTGTCGGGCAAGTCATCAAGCCATGGCACCGGACAACGAGACGCCGCTCATTCAGGCAGGCCATATACAGGACGGCCAGTGTGTCAGCTGATCAGATGTTCGAAACAGCGAATAGCTATTTCGGACTTCTAGGCCAAGCAACTTCAAGCCACCATGACCGCGCAAAACTTGCCAATGTACTCAGGAGGCGAGATTTTTGCGTGAATGATTCTTTAACCAAGATCTTCAGGAAGAAAGTCACATGAACGACGACGACCTCGCCGCGTGGCGCCGGCTCAATCCCGGCGCTCCGATCAATCAGCCGCCCAAGTGGGCCGCTTAGTTATGGGCCGCAAACTCCCAGCACGCGCCATGATCCTTGTCGTCCATGTCACGCGCAAAGTGCTGACTACAGACTCTACAGCTGTAGCTTTCTAAATTCACCCGACGGAACCCTGACCCGCTATAGGTGCTAGAGCCAGTAAATTCCAAATCTGAATGTGGTTGGGAGTGTGAAAGCTGTTTATTCAACGAATTGCATTTGTCGCATGGCATTCTGAGTCTCCTGAAAGTGGAGATGAAAATATATCTGACCAAAGGCCCAATGATGGCCATTTTTTTTGGGAGCCCGCATGAACCCGCAACACCTGCACGACACCCCCGACACCGGCGCGGCGATTGCCGCAGTCAACGAAGCCCACGCAAGTGGGCTTTTTAACGCCCGCGAGGAGCCCGTATGACCTCGCAGCCAGTGGCCGCCTTGTTTGTCCGCGCCGACAGCGTCTACAAGCAGATGATCGGCGTGGATGCTTGGGATGCAGAGCGTGATGCTAGGGCGTGGCCCGGCGGCTGCCCAGTCGTGGCTCATCCTCCATGCAGAGCCTGGGGCCGGCTGCGGCAGTTTGCAAAACCCCGCTCGGGTGAAAAGGAGTTGGCGCTCTTTGCTCTGCGGCAAATCCGCCAATTCGGTGGTGTGCTTGAGCATCCGGCGGAAAGCTCACTGTGGAATGAGGCGTTTCTACCAAAGCCCGGTGAGTTTCAAGACGAGTATGGCGGCTGGAGTATTGCGGTCGAGCAGTTCCACTGGGGGCATCGCGCCGAGAAAGCGACGTGGCTCTACATCGTTGGCTGCGCGCCGCGTGACTTGCCGCCCATCCCGTTCCGCCCGGGCCGCCCAACCCACTGCGTCCGTCCCACGAAGTCTTACCCTCGGCTGCCATCCATAACTAAGGCCGAGCGCGAGCATACGCCGCCGGCGTTTGCTGAGTGGCTCGTCCAGGTCGCACAGCTCTGCGCAAAGCAGAACGAAAGGGCCGCCGCATGACCGGCTGCTGGGTCCACACCGGCTATCGCGAAGATGGCCGGCCAATCTTGAGGTGGGTCGCATGTCTCTGAACATCACACCAGTTTCCATCAGCGAAGCGAACGAGTTCGTTCGTCAGCAGCACCGCCATCACAAACCGGTGGCCGGCGCTAAGTTCGCCGTTGCGGTGAGCGATAGCGATGGAGTGCGCGGCGTGGCCATCGTCGGCCGGCCAGTTGCGCGTTATCTCGATGATGGCTGGACATTGGAGGTCAACAGGTGCTGCACCGATGGCGCGCGCAATGCCTGCTCAATGTTGTACGGGGCTGCGTGGCGTGCCGCCAGGGCGATGGGCTATCGACGCTTGATCACCTACACGCTGCCGACCGAGGGCGGCGGCTCTCTTCGCGCAGTTGGCTGGCGCCTGATTGGCCAGGCCGGCGGCGGATCATGGAACTGCCCATCGCGGCCGCGCGTAGACACACACCCCACCCAAGAAAAGCTGCGGTGGGAAATCGAATAACGGGTCGCCGCGGCGACCCTTACTTATTGGGAGTGAGCATGAAAGAACGCCCGATGCTGTACACCGGCGCCATGGTTCGAGCAGTCCTGGCGGATGCAAAGACCATGACGCGGCGGGTGATGAAGGTGCAGCCCAGTGAAGGCTCTACCGTCACGGTTGAGCGATACGAGCCAGCCATCGTTTCCCGAAGCGGTGAGCTGGTGCCTGGTCCTGAAGTATTTGGCGCGCACTGGGGTGATGGTGAGTTTGGCCTCGTGTGCCCCTACGGAGAGCCCGGCGACCGGCTGTGGGTGCGGGAGACTTGCCGCGCGGAGGAGTTGGAGAGCGGCCAAGATGGCGTGCGCTACCTTGCTGACAACCACTTTAGACCTATCAACGACACCCCAAGTGACGCCATCCAGTGGATGAAAATGCATGTCTACGGAAAGCAAGGCGGCACCAATGTTCCATCCATTCACATGCCGCGCTGGGCCTGCCGCTTGGTGCTGGAGATAACCGACATCAGGGTCGAACGGCTGCAGGACATCAGCGAGGCGGATGCCATCGCCGAAGGCTGCGATAACAGCCAGTCGGCCGCGGCGGTCGCAACGGGCTGGTATGAAAAGCCGATCTCCGCATACCGCCGACTCTGGGAGTCGCTATACGGCGCCGGCAGCTGGGATGCGAACCCATATGTGTGGCGAATTTCGTTCAAGAAAGTGGAGGCATGAGCATGCAACAGAACTCCAAGCCCAACACGCCGCCTACGTCCGTCGCAATTGCATACGGGACCATGCTGCACGCCTGCAAAGCGATGGTTTCGGCTCAGCACGCTGGACCGATCACCCCCGAGATGTACGTTGCCTGGGACCAAGCCCAGCACATCGTCAAAAACGCCGAAGCCAAGCCGGTGATCCAAACCATCGTGATGATGCAGCAAGCCCTTGAAGTCGCGGAGGAGGAGCTGTGTACCCTTGGCGCGCTGCTCACAGAAGAAGGGTTTGAAACCTGGACAATCAAGCTGGCGCTGGACGTGGTCCGCATCGCTCTGTACGGCGGTGATGGCGACGGTCAAGGCCCGGAGCATTTCACAGTCGCCCTTGCTGCGCTCAAGGCGCAAAACGACAAGGAAGAGAGGGAGGCAGCATGCAACAGAACCTGATCGACGCCGCGCGCGCCGTTATCGCGGCCGACCGCGACGGCGAGCTGACCGACGAACTGATTACCGCGCTGGAGGCTGCGGCCAATGCGGAGCCGGTGGACCCGATATCCACGCAGTGGTGGCTGGCTGAACTGGACCAGTACGGCAGCCCGAAATTAGTGGATGGCGACCATGCCGATATGGCCGGAGCCAACCGCGCGCTGTACTTGATAAACGCTCTAGGCCTTGGCGCCGGACGCAAGTACGCAGCCGCAAAGGTCCAGTTGTTTGAAGCGGTTCCGGATGGCCGAGGCGTGAATCAAGGAGCCATCAAGCAGATCAACAGGACCAGATTGGAGCGTGGACATGACTGAACTGGAAAAGCAGCTGCTCGATGTAGCGCGCTCGATACTGGCAGACGACATGCAGCCGCTTCTGCCGGCCGAGTATGTGGCCAAGGTTCGCTCTGCCATCGCAGCCGCCGAGGCCGCAGCCACCAGCGCCCAGCCGGCGCCCAACTATCCGGCCGTTCCGGAGGGTTGGACCCTCGTGAAGTCGCCGATTACCGAGGACATGCATCGCGCCGCGGTGAAAGTGCTGGTTCGGGCGAACGGTGTCGACGGCCTGCCTCAGCGAATGCTTGATGCCATGGTCGCCACAGCGCCGGCCCAGGTCGAACAGCAGGCGCCGGTACCAACCCACAAAGACCCTGACCTGGCCTTGTACGCTACACAAGCCCTTGGCTACATCGCCAGCATCAATGGCGTCGCATCGGAAAGCGATTTAGGGCTTCTTAGCTACCCCATAGCCCTTGGGCTTGTTTCGAGTCTGTCGCCCTACATGACTGACGCCGGCAGAAAGCATAACGAGCAAACAGCCGAGGGCTTGCGGTGGCTGTGCAACGAAGGCCGATTGATCGAGCAACAGCGAGCTGCCACGCGCCGACTGATAGTCGAGGCGAAAGGGGGCGAGGCATGACGAATGACCAACTGGCCGAGCTGGCCAGCCTGGCGCGCGCGGCTACGCCCGGGCCGTGGCGCGCTGGCAGGCCTCGGGAAATTGTGTCCACCTCGGAGGTGTGCATCGATACCGACATCGGGCCCAAAGTACTGCTGTCCGGCAACTCGAACTTCATTGCGGAGGGCGAGCGAGACGCGGCTTTTGCTGCGGCAGCCAACCCGTCCACGGTCCTGGCGCTTCTCGACCGCATCGCCGAGTTGGAAGTGCAAAACGAGTGCGAGGAGCATTTTTGCAAAGGATGGAGAGATCAAGCGATCGGACTTGTGCGGGACGTGTCGAGGTTGGAACGAGAGCGCGACGAAGCACCGCCGATCCTTGGCGCCGCCGATCTTGTGGCTGGAAACCGCTACTGGGCACGCCATGGTCCGGATATGAAGTGGGCGCTGATTGATGTCAGCAACGTGGAAGGCATCGAGTACGGGATGAAGAACTGGCAGTTCGTCGGTCCTGTCATTCCGCCGGCGGCGTAGGGATGGCCGCCGCACTGCCGGCTCCGCCGGTCTACCGCTACACCCAGCGCCGTGGCGCTGAGGTTATCTACCTGGGCCCGGAGCGGCCGGCACCTGCACCTGGGACGAGCTGCACCCGTAGCGAGTGGCTGCCGGACCCTGGCGCGGAGTGGAGCGGGGATTGGTCACCGCCGGAGATTGTTTTTTAGGGCTGCCTGAGGGCGGCCCTGATTATTTGGAGCGAATATGAGCCAGGAATATCAAGTGCTACCGGTACGCTGGGTGCGTGCTGAGTTCTATTGCAAGAGCACTGGCGAGCCTATGGATACCGTGCTTGTCAGAATACGCGATGGAGTATGGGCCGCCGGGAAGCATTATAAGCGCACTGGGCCGCGCACTCTTTGGATTAACTTAATTGAGGCAAGCAAATGGGTCGATCAGCAACCACACGTAGAATCGAGCTGCCCGAGGGAATCGAAATCAGGGAAGGGAAGCGTGGAAGCAGCCTGAGGGTTATGTTTATATGGCAGGGCAAGCGTCGCCGGGAAACGCTAGATATTCCGGCAACGCCTGCCAATATCAAATATGCCGATCGTCTACGTGGAGAGGTTTTGAATGCCATCGCCCGCGGCAGTTTTGACTATGCCACCTATTTCCCAAATTCAAAATATGCTCGAAGCACTGCGCCAGCGGAGAAAAAACGGTATCTGGTAGAGGCCCTAGTAAATGCCCATGTTGAAACGGCTCGCCAGCTTGAATCGTTGTCGCCGTCCAGTATATCCACCTATGCTAAATGGGCGCGTGCCCGAATTAATCCAAAATGGGGTAATTATTTCGTTGATGAACTGGCCACGCTTGAATTACGGGAATGGATTGTCGGCCTTTCCAAAGAGTTGGCGCCGAAGTCCGTGCGAAACTGCGTCGGCTTGTTAAATACAGTGCTAAATCAAGCGGCGGTTGATGGCATTATCTCCAGCAATCCACTGGAACCAATTAAACTACGCACTGTTTTGCCTCGCAGGAAAAAAGCCGAGGATGATGATATTGACCCATTCAACGACAGCGAGATCAACTCGATTCTGGAGGCATGCAGGACTGCAGAGAATCGTGCGCTGATTCAGTTCGCTTTTGCTACAGGTCTACGGACTGGCGAGCTAATCGGGTTGAAGTGGAGGCACATCGAATGGGAAACAGGGATTGTGCGGGTGCAAGACAACGTCGTAAGCGCTGAGGGAGGGACTGTTGAGAAGTCGACCAAAACAGATACTGCCAGGATCGTGCCTCTATTGCCAGCTGCGATAGCGGCGCTCCAACTGATTATGCCACGCAGCGCTGACCTGGACATTGGCGGCTACGTCTTCATCAATCCGAACACGCGCCGGCGGTGGAGCGGGGAGCGAGCGACGCTTGATCACTGGACGAAGACATTGCGCAGTAGCGGTGTGCGCTACCGCAATCAATACCAGACGCGGCACACGTTCGCGTCGCGGTTGCTGATGGATGGGGAGCCTGAACTGTTGGTGGCCAATTTGTTGGGACACACGACGGTGGAGATGGTCAGGAGGCACTACGGAAAGTACATCAAGCAGCCGAACGGCATTGTGCTTCGCGGTGACTATTCCGGATTTGCCACCAGTTGA